TTAATGAGCTTGACATTCAAGAGAACATCATTCGCAAAACTGCAAATAAACTCTTCAAGAAGGAGGGTGTTGAGGTTGAATTCAAGGTGGGTACGATGATTGAGATTCCTCGTGCTGCTTTGACAGCTGATGTTATTGCACAGAAGGCAGAATACTTTAGCTTCGGTACAAATGACTTGACTCAGATGACCTTCGGTTATAGCCGTGACGATATCGCAAGCTTCTTGCCAAGCTACTTGGAGAAAAAGATTCTCGATGTTGACCCATTCCAGGTTCTCGACCAGAAGGGTGTTGGTCAGTTAATTCAAATGGGTGTTGAGAAGGGCCGCAAGACTCGCAAGAACCTCAAGTGTGGTATCTGTGGTGAGCATGGTGGTGAACCAAGTTCTGTTAAGTTCTGCCATCGTGTAGGTCTTAATTACGTTAGCTGTTCTCCATTCCGCGTGCCTATCGCAAGACTTGCTGCGGCACAAGCAGCGGTGGAAGAAATGTAGTAATTTGCTAAAATTCAATATGTTAGGCGGTATACCACGTGTTTACGTAGGTGTTCCGCCTAATTTGCATAAGGAAGAAATGTTCATTTTTCACGCTTTGTGTACCCTTTTGAATAGTAAAACTTACCAAAACTTACAATACGTGTGTAAAGGAGTACTTACCATCAACTTACCAAATACAACAAACGATTATGGCAATATTTAAGGCAGTAGTCAGAAGACCACGCAAAGATGGATTCTGGCAGGTATATATCAGAGTAGGCGTAGGCGTAAAGGTCGGATATATTACAACTGGCAAGTATGTAACAAGTAAGGGACTTAGTAAGACGAACGAAATTACCGACCCGTATGTTTTGCAATATTGCTCAAGTCTGATCATCGAGTACAACGATAGGCTTAACAGAGTGAACACATCAAGGTGGACAGTGAAGCAAGTGGTTGACTTTTTACGCACAATGGACTCTGACTTATGTTTCAGCGAGTACGCACGTAAGCACATTGACAGAATGGTTGACAGAGGACAGCAGCGCAATGCACGCAACTACGAACTTGCCTTACAGCATCTTGAACGTTTTGCTGGTACAACCAAAGTCATGTTCTCTGAACTTACTTCTTTGTTTATTAATCAATGGATAAAATCTCTTGAAACAACAAAACGTGCGAAGGAGATGTATCCTATTTGTATTCGTCAAGTTTTTAAGGCTGCTCTTGTAGAATACAACGACTACGATAATAATCTCATCAGAATTAAATCAAATCCTTGGATGAACGTTGAGATACCAAAGGCGGATAGACCAGAGAAGCTCGCTATAAGCCCCGAAGCATGTCGAGAGTTCTTCTTTTTCCCTCTTCCCGAGAGCAAGATGGCGCATCCACTTGAAGAATTAGGACGTGATGTTGCTATGATTGTTATCTGCCTGGCAGGAATCAATACGGTTGATTTATTCCACATGAAGAAGACTGATTATTACGATGGCATTCTTCACTATCAGAGAGCAAAGACAAAGATGTTTCGCACTGATGGTGCTTATATGGAAATGCGTGTTCCTGCTATACTGCAACCCCTATTTGAGAAATACAAAAACACTGACAAGGATGATGAACATCTTTTTTGTTTTGCAAAACGGCATACAACATCTGACAGCTTCAGCGCAAATGTAAACATTGGTATTCGGCACCTTTGCGAGGCTATGGGAATCGATAAAGATAACGATTATTCTGTTTATACTTTCCGTCACACCTGGGGAACTATAGCACAGAATGATTGTAATGCAAGTATTGAAGAAGTTGCATTTGCAATGAATCATAGTAGCGCTCACAAGGTAACACGTGGCTACATCAAAACCGATTACTCGCCTGCATGGGAACTGAACGAAAAGGTCATTGATTTTATTTTCTTCTCTGATAAACCGTCACGACGAGAACAAAAACCGAAAGAAGAACGTTTTAAACTATCATACCGTTACCAAGTACATGGAGAAGCATTTTTTCAAGGACGTAAGTTAGCCGAGATAACTGATGTCGGTTTTAACAACGTTGATGAAGTTATAGCAAAACTCGCAGCGCAACTCCCAGATAGCATTCCCAATCGCTCAATGGTTATTTTCAAAATAGAAAACCAAGACAAGAAACAATCTGTTGTTTACGAGCGGATGAAAGGCAAAGGTTTTTAATTCACTTTTAACCTACAGAAGAACTTTCTTTTGTAGGTTTTCTTTTTTACTTTCATTAACAAAAGGCAAATGCTCCTCGCGTACGTACACGCGCGCGGTAGATGTATATTATTTATTTTACTTTACTTTGTGTACTTTTTTCCGAAGAAATGCGTTTCAAGTGGGATTTCTTCCGAAGAAATGTGTTCTAAGTGGGATTTCTTCCGAAGAAATGTGTTCTAAGTGGGATTTCTTCCGAAGAAATAATTTAACGTTCGTTTACAATAATACTTTTGGCTATAAAAACCATATTCCCGACGCCAAGAAAATGGTACAACTACGACATATAGGGAGCATTGTAAATGATGTAAAAAACACCAAAGTGCGACATATAGGGAGTATTTTGTAAATACTTGTTGTTGAATTAGTTACAAATAAAAAAAGGACTATTCTCACGAACAATCCCCTTTTAACTAAAACAAATCAATTCAATTAATTCAACATTTAAATAAAAGCGTTTCTATAGTAGTTTTTTGTAGATTCTATTTGCCTCCACCAGACAAAGCGATAAGTCTGTCTTCGATGGTCTTTTTGGTCTCTGTTGCAACGTCAAGGGTTGTTGCCTGTAGTTTTGGAGCAATATAAGCTGTAAACCTCTCCATTGCTTGTATACGTTCTTTAGGTTCAAGACTTGCCAAGTCTTTCTCAAATAAGTCAGAGTCATAGTAACTGCCAGTAACATTTGCAAGAATACTTCTTACTTTCCCTGAAACTTTATTTGGAGTTCCAGCAACACGACCGCCTGTCTTCGCTATTCCTTTAGGTCGTCCTCCTTTCTTCTTTTCAGTAGTCATATTATTTGGTGTATTAAAAGTTAAACTAACCATGCAAAAGTAATGTGTTATTTTCGCAGAAAATAGATAACTTTTAATAGACAACGCAATATGGGATTAATCGGAGCAGCAATTGGTGCCGCAGGTAGTATTTTTGGAGGTATCAGCGCATCAAAAGCAATGAGGAAGATGAAAGCTAATGTAGAGGCGCAGAAAAAAGCCAACCAAGACTGGTTTGACAGACGTTATAACGAGGACGCAACACAGCGTGCAGATGCTCAGCGCATCTTAACTATGACAGAGGAAAGTATTAAGAATCGCAATAAAGCAGCAGCAGGAGCACAAGCTGTCATGGGTGGCACAGAGGAAAGCGTTGCAGCAACTAAGGCTGCAAATAACAAGGCTCTTTCTGATGCTACCGCACAGATTGCCGTTAATGGTGAACAGAGAAAAGACGCAATCGAAAATCAGTTTCAAGAGCGTGATACGTCACTTAACAATCAACTCAACGAGATTGAGCAGAATAAGGCTAACGCTATTGGTCAAGCTGTTCAGGGTGTTACTGGGGCAGCTGGTAGCATCCCATTCTAATTCAAAACGAAGAATATGAGTGCTATAAATGATATTTTAGGTAAGCCTGCCCCTATGTCACAGCCGCCACAGCCTGCAAGTCCAGCTATAGGAGTGAAAACGGAAACAGCATTAGGTGCTGCAGGAGTAGCGCAGCAGAGAGCCGAGAATGCCCACTTGAGGGAAAATGGGGCAGTTCCGACAACTCAGGCTGGAAATATTAGCGGCGATAATTCCGCTCCTTCTATTGTAGCCCCAGCTGCTTTAAGTGTTGAACAGAACGTTGCTGCAAAAGGAGAGGATAAAACAATCCCTGTAAAAGCTGCAACGCCAACACGTATGTCTTATGCTGATATGTTTACAAAGCTCAATCCGTATCAACCACCGACACAAGAAGAGTTAGCTAACGAACGGAAGAAAGAGAAACGTGAGAAAGTGTTCTCTGCTATTAGTGACGGTATATCAGCACTATCTAATCTTTATTTCACAACAAAGTATGCTCCTAATATGTATAGGCACGAGAACTCACAATCTGCTAAGACGGAAAACAAGTGGGAAAAGTTGCGTGCAAACAGAGATGCGCAGCAAAATGCGTATATAAGAAATCTTATGGCTGCAAATCAGGCTGACGACGAAAGAAAAGATAAAGATAGAAATTGGATGCGTCAACTTGGTATAGATTTGTACAATAAGCAGAAAGACGCAGCAGAAATTCAATACAAGAAAGATCGTGACAACGTCAAGGATGACCAATGGCAAAAAGACCATGACCAACGAGGTAGTCAGTTTGCTCAAGGTATGGAGTACAAAGGTAAAGTTTTAGTAGAAACAGAACGTGCACACAAGGCAAATGAGGGACTGAAAGGCGCACAGATAGCCGAGGCTGGACGTCATAACAGAGTAAGTGAAGCACAAGGTGCTGCGAGAATTAATCAAGCTGAAAGTCATTTTAGAGCAACGCACAATCCTGATGGAACGATTAAAAGCTCCGTTACAGGAAAAGATAGAGGCGCAAAAGAGACAATTAGGCTCAAAGATGGTAATATTTATGCCTATTCTGCAGACAGAAAAGGTGCTCTTACCTCTCTTGCACCATCAATGGTGAAAAAAGCAAAGGTAGCCGCAGAACGTTATCGTAAAGCAGGTGACCGTAAGACTGCTCAACATTACAACGCTATAGCAGAACAGTTGGAGAAAACGCAAAGTAAAGATGGAATTGCTGCGATTGTTGTTTCTAATATAGGAGACTTCCCTTCTATGGATAGCGAAGTTCGTAGCGTGTTAGGAATGACAAACGCATCACCGTCTAAATCAACTTCGTCAGGAGGTTTCAATGCAAACAATTATCGTCGTAATAGAACAAAGCCTACGGCAAAACAAACCACAACAAATAAACCACCGTTAAATTAATACATTATGCCAAATAAGATAACATACACTATCACAACAGCCGATGGCAAAGAACATCAGGTTTCAAAGGAAAATGTCGATAAGTACGGTATTCAGTCGTATGCGGACGCATATAAGGGTGCTACTATCCGTATGCGTGATGCGCAGAAAGGCGATTACGACATTCCTTTACAGCATTTCGATAATGCGAGAAAGCAAGGACTTCATGCTTTCTCGCTTGAGCATACGCCTATTCAGAAGCAGACGGCACCAAAAGCTACACCTGCTCCAACAGCAAAACCTGTTGCAGGTAGTAAGCCGCTTTTGTCAGACTCCTTTTCCAAAGGAACTGATTTCTTAAAGCCTAAGCCTGTAGGCTATAATCTTTCAGAAGAACGTCGCGCCGAAGTTCTTGGAGAGCAGGCAAAGCGTAGTGTTACTCCATCAAATCCACATGTACAGCGTGCTGTTCAGTTAGGTAACGAAGCTAAAGCAAGGCGTACAGGGCGTGAGCAAAATCGTTTTGGTAAACCAACAATCGTTAAAGCCTTTGATGATGCTGTACATGGTGATAAGAAAGCGGCAAAGGAGTTGGGTATGCCGCAGGTTATGCAGCAGAAGAAAGACGAGATTGATTACATGCAGGCAACAGGGAAAGAATTACGTAACCCTGTTGACGCTGGATTGACATACGATGAAAATGGAGATGTAGTTCATTCAATGTTTGCTCCAACAGTAGCACGTGACGAACATGGAAACATCGTTACAAATGATGCAGGAGAGCCACTTTTGGGAGTTACGTCAGATGAAGCACGTGCAAAAGCATACGGAGATAGTGTACAGACAGGTATCGAGGCGCAACGTGAGAAAGATAAGGTTGATAATCTCTACAAAGATGCTGTTGAGAGTGTAGATGATGCCTTTAACGAAGAGTATAAAAAGAAAGAGGCTTTCAGAAAGGAACATCCTTTCTTGGGAGCAGTCAGTGATGCGCTTGAGGGCTTTAGTAATCGAGGGAATGCCTTTCAGTATGTTCCAGAAGAAGCAAAAGCAGGATTGTCGTCACTTGGAGTACTATCGAAAGCTGCGGTTACGAAGAATAACGCAGACAGGTATGGGGACGCTGGAGCTCTAAGTCGTCTATATGGTGGTATCATGGCAGGCTTGGCAGACCCGTCAACGTATGATTTTGGCATAACTGATACATTTAACGCTACTAATCTCTATCGTGCAGCAAAGAATTACGAAGAAGGGAAAGCAACCGCTAAAGACAAGATGCTTCTCGATGCAGCAGTTATTGCTAATAACGTACAATCAGAAGCCTCTGATAAGCTTGGCGGTGCATTTGGAGCAGGTCAGAACCTTGTTGGTACTATTGGATTTATGGCACAAATGGCTACAAATCCTGCCTCTGGGGTAGGCAAAGAAGCTGCTGCAAGTGTTGCTAAGACTGTTGCAAAAAGAGCACTGCAGAAGTTTGGTAAAGGAGCAATAGCAAAAGCTGTTACAGGTCTTGCTAAAGGGACTGCACGTGTGGGAATGGATGCTGTGGAAGCTGGCGTGGTTACAGGTATGTATAGCCCAACAAAGATTGTAGGCGATTATCTCAATCGAAAAACAGGTGATGTGCAATCGGATGGCAAGGGTGGTTACATCTTCCAAAACAAGGAATATAGTGACGTAAAGGCACTCGCTAAGGCTATCAATGGTCAGTACGCTGAGAATATCTCTGAAATGTGGGGCGAATATCTACCTGGAGTGGGTAAAGTAAACGCAGCTATTGGCCGTGGTGCACGTAAGATTGGTTTAGGAAAGGTTGTAGATGCCTTTGAGCACATGAGTTCATCTAATTGGGCAAAGACTTGGAAAAATTTCCAAGAGAGAACCAAGTGGAACGGAATGGCTGGAGAATACTTCGAGGAGGTTGCTAATAATCTCTACAATGCTGTTACCAATGGAGATATGACACTCGATACAGACCCGCACACAGGAGTGTTCAACCCAAAGATTAATCTTGATACGTTCTATAGTGTTGCTCTGATGAGTGGTATAATGAGCGGAGTTAACACAGCAGGCTATGCAAGAGAACGATACAAGGCACCACATGAACAGCGCAAAGCTGATGCACAAGCACGTTCTGTTTTTGGTGAGCGTTGGGATGAATACAAGAATGCTATTGATAACGCTGATGAAAAGCAGATAGGTAGTGTGATGGAGAAAATTGGCAGTGATAAGTCTTTGTCAAACTCTCAGAAGATTGCAGCCTTACAATATCAATATCGTACAGCTGTCGTGCATGGTGTTAACGCACAAGACACAAAGAATAAGCTTGAGGGGCAGTTTAACGCAATGGATGAAGCCTACAGTATGGGCTACAACTTGCAAGACGAAAAGGAACTCAACAATACAGCTATTCTTTATGACGAGGCTAAGAAACAAGCAACAAAAGCTACTGGATGGAATGAAGATACACTTGAAAGTATGATAGGCGAAGATGGCGGTGCGTCAACTTTAGCCTATATGAAGCATAGTGATGAGTTTAACGACGAACAGTTACAGGCTTTTACCGACTATGCTAATGCACGTGCAGCCTATAATGGTATGATTCAGCGTGTGAAAGATGATATTGACACAAAAGTACATGAAAGTAATCTTGAGGTAGACCAGCGTACTAATCTTGATACTGGTGCTATTCATCCAGCAACGATGAAAGTGGATGATAGACAAGTGTATATTGTCAATGGTAACGTTGTAATGCTCCCCGATGGTAGCGGTGTTGATCATGAACACTCTGATGACTTCGTTGTATTGCGTGATGCAGAGACAGGAGAGTTGGAAACAGCAGACCCTTCTGCAATCTTCAAGGTAGATGCACCGATTAACGTGCAAGAGGAGAAAGAGGTTGCAGCAGACAATATCCGTCAGACATTTGCACAGCAGCAGGCTGATAAGATTGACGGAAAATTAGAATTCAAGCAAGGTGACACCTATTCAATTATTGACAAAGAAGACGGCACACAACACTCTTTGTCTATAATTGGTGATGCAATAGATGAGAAGACGGGACAGGTTAATCCTGAAATGGCGCTTGTTGATATTGATGGAACTCAGCAGCCTATCCTATTGCCAAAAGAACAAGTACAGCAGCAGGTTGATGAGGCACGTCGTGCAGCAGTTGCAGCAACGCAGGTTGTAGAGAACGCACCAACTACCAATACTAATAATACTTACAGTATAAACGATGAGGTTACGCTCTCTGATGAGAATGGAAATACTGTTCGCGGAAGTATAACAGCCCCTGAGAATGAAGATGGTAAGTTTGAAGTCTACACAGAGCAGCCTATTAATGGTAAGAAAGTAAATCTGTTTAGTGCTGAAGAACTTGACACTATGACGAAAGCACCTACAGATGTTGTAGAAAACACAACAACTCAGCAATCTCAGCAGCAGGAAGAAACTGAGGACTCGGTAGAAAAGGAAACCCCACAACAGCAAACAACAGCTTTGGAGCGCATTCCTAAAGACGAATCTGGTCAGCCTCTTTATGAGCAGACAGAGCCCGAAACAGCGTGGGATGCTATTGTAGAGCAGACGGAAGGTGACACGAGTATGGCACAGACTGTTGCCGATGATATGGTGTCAGATTTGGAAGCTGGTGTAAAAAAGGCTGAAAAAACCAAAACAAAGAGTGGTGGCAGCATTGCCGAGAAGATTGCAGCGGAGAAAGAACGTGCTGCGGTTATTGAACAGGCTAAGGCAACACTTGTACATTGGAGGAAGATAGCTGCTGTTAATCGTATGCGTGAAGCTGCAATACAAGCAGAGGAACAGCGCAAAGCTGATGAAGTGGCACGTGTACGTAAGGAACAGGAAGAGAAAGAACGTGTAGAGCAAGAAGAAGCAGAACGTATCAAGCGTGAAGCTCTTAATGGTGTACCCGACTTTGTAGAAGATAAGGCAACCGATGCACGAGCAAGAGGCTACAGGCGTGTTAATGGAGATAAGGTAGATAGACAAGAGCCTATTAACGCAACGAAAGGTAAAGAAGTGCAGGTTAAATTTAATGATGATAACATCCCAACAGGACACGTTGCAATCATTGAAGCTAATCAGTTACAACCAAGCCATAAGAATGGGCAACGAAATCCACAGCATTTCATTGACGAGGCACAACCAAAAGAGCGTAAAGACGATGCAAGTGTAGGCGCAGCACGCAAGATTGCGGCAAATATTCGCCCAGAAGAAATCACATCGTCCATTACAGCTTATACTGGAGCACCAACAGTGAATAGTCGTGGAGAGGTTATTCAGGGCAATAATCGAAGTGCCGCGCTTCGTGAGATGTGGGATAATCATCAAGAACAAGGCGATAAGTACAAGCAGTATCTTATTGATCATGCAGAATCATTTGGTTTAAGACCAGAAGACATTGCAGCAATGGATAAGCCTGTACTTGTTAATATGCTCGATGTGAACGATGATGAAGCTATTTCATTAGGTCAATTTGTAGCAAGTGATACAGAAAGTGGAGGTACAGAACGCATCAAGCCTAAGAATGTTGTTAAAAAGCTTGGTGACAAGATGAAGAACTTTGCAAACATTCTTTTGCGAGCTAATGATGAGAATATCTCTTTTGCAGAGCTTGTTGATAGCAACGGTGTGAACGCTTTGAAATGGCTAAATGCTAATGGAGTAATTAGTCCAACACAATATAAGAGTGCATTTGATAGCAAAGGCAACATTACGGCAGAAGCAAAGAACGATATCAAGGGTATTATGTACCAGAGTATCTTCGAAGGTGGTAATACACAGCTTGAGGAAATGTTTAATACACTACCAGCAAAAGCACAGAAAGCAATTCTTGCAACGGCATATCGTGATTATGACAGTCCACAAAGCGAACGTATGATAGGGGATATTCAGGACTCTATCATGGCATATTATGCTCTGTCACATGATAGCATGTTTATGAATGCAAAGAATCATAAAGATGCACGTATAGCTGTTGAAGCATGGAGAAGACAACTTGCTTTTGACGATGTTACAGGAGAAAGTTACCTTCCTGCAGAAAAATATAGTAACTTTGCATTATTGCTTGCGACTATGTACAAAGGCGATAATCAGTCGCTCATACAGGGTACGTTCAATAAGATGTATGACCTTATACAAGGCACACAAGAAGAAACTCTGTTTGAGCAACCTGATAACACGCCACGTTCACTTGCGCAGGCAATCAAAGAAACATTAAATATAGAATATAATGGACAACAAGGAAGCAATGTATTGGCTGGCGATAATTCAGCAAGCCAAGAAGGGAGAACAGGAAGCAATGGAGATGCTACGTCAAGAGGACGAAGTGAGGATATCGAAGGGGCAGAAGCCAATCAAGGAGGAACTGAAAGAGATAGTGGTAGAAGCGGAGAAAAAAGAGTAGAGACAGTTGACGAAGGGGCTTATTCTCTTAGTCAACAGAAGTCTGACAATGGAGAGAACTTTTATCAAGACATCAATGGAAATATTGATTTAGCAAATATACCAGACGAGGTCTTTAATAAAATCAATAAACCTCAAGCACCTTTCCGTCTTACTCCATCTATGCTTAAACATGTCTTTGATAGGCATGGAAAGGAAATGGGGCTCTCTAAAGCTGACGATGCGATAGATTTCGTATTAGATGTGATAGATAATTTTGATCACGTACGTCAAGGAGAAAAGGGTGCAATCATATTCTCTATCGAAAATGGAAGAAGTCGTACAGGTAGACGTGCAGTAACAGTTCTATTAGATTCGTTAAGTGGAAGCTATTACGGAATAAAGACTTCTGGTTATGAAAGGATAGAAGGCTTAGCAAAAAGAACATTGTTATGGGAGAAGGGCGCGAAAGATACTTCTACTACAGGTGTTGCCCCTGCAAATGTTTCCACCGAGCAAGCTTCTCAAAGCAACGAGCAAGCTGGCAGCGCATCAAACCATAACAATGATTTCGAAGGCAAAGATAAACAATCTTCTGATACAAAGCAAGAAATTGTAGAAAATTATTTAGAAAAGCCTACAAGAGATGCAGATTTGTTTGCAATGGCTGAACGTGTAGCGGAAGAGGATAAAGATAAGCGTACACGTAAAAAAGAGGAAGCAAAGGTCGATACCAATCCGACTGAGGCACAGAAAGAAGCTGGTAACTACAAGAAAGGTCATATTAAGGTAGATGGCTTCAATGTCACTATTGAACAGCCTAAGGGCAGTGTTCGTCGTGGTAAGGATGCAAATGGCAAGGAATGGGAAACCGAGATGCATAACACCTACGGATACATTCGAGGTACAGAAAGCGTTGATGGTGATCATATAGACATCTTTTTGTCAGATAACCCAACAGAGGGTAATGTCTTTGTTGTAGACCAGGTAAATAAAGATGGTTCTTTCGATGAGCATAAGGTAATGTATGGATTCTCTGACATGGAAAGCGCAAGGAAAGCATATCTTTCTAATTATGAAGAGGGATGGCAAGGCTTGGGCGACATTACAGAAGTTAGCAAGGAAGAATTCAAGAAGTGGATTGATAGCAGTAAACGCAAGACAAAACCGTTTGCAGAATATACTTCTGTTAAAACAGAGGGGGATGTTAATGTACAGCATCCTATTGAGGATAAAGGCGGCAAGCGTCTTGTATCTAATGAACGCTACGAAGAATTAAAGAAGCGTATGCGTTCTAAGTTGGGTCAGCTTAATTTAGGTGTAGACCCTGAGATGTTGGCTATCGGTGCAGAAATGGCAGTGTATCATATAGAGAATGGCGCACGTGCCTTTGGAGCCTATGCAAAGGAAATGATTTCTGACCTTGGAGACGCAATTCGTCCATATCTCAAAGCATTCTACAACGGTGCAAGAGATTTACCAGAGATGACAGAGTTGTCAAGCGAAATGACCCCCTATGATGAGGTGAGTCGTTTCGACGTTGCTACAATTGGTAAAGAGGGTGAGCAGTTAACGCCTTCCGCTATTGAAACAGCTGAGCAGATTAACAATGAAGCAACAGTTGAGTTTAATGCAAAGCAAGAACAAAATAATACTAATGAGTTAGAAGATGTAGATAACGATGCGTATTCTATTACCAAGCAACACAACAACAAAAAAGATGTTGATATTTGGGTTGTACGTGGTAAGGAACGCACTGACAAGGATGTTTATACCCAGCGCAAGCAGGTGGCAAAAGAACATAATGGTTATTACTCTTCTTTCCGTGGTGTTAATGGTTTTGTGTTTAACACAGCAAAAGAAGCACATGCTTTTGCAGATGCAATCTTTAACACACAGTCAGAAGAAAATCGTTCGCAAAATTCGGAAGAGGATATCGTCAGTAAAGAGAAGACAACAGACCATAAGGAGGTAGATAACGACAAAGATGAAACTGCAAACGATACTCCTACATCTAATGGACTCGAAGGTAGGTTTATTTCTGCGGAGGATATAGAGGGTATCTTTGGAAAGACATTTGTTAATAACGAAACTGGTACAGAAATTAAAGTTGGGCATTTTATCTCCCCTTACAAGGTTGCTATTAAACTAAATGGGCAGGTCTCTATTGAAGAATGGAGACATCTTGCAAAGACGCTTAATAAAGAAGGGTGGCAGGAGAAGATAGTCCCTGATTTGCACAGCTTCAATATTGGTGATAAGGTAATGTACAAGGGTAAGGAGGCAATCCTTTATGACATTGACAAGGCTGATAATAATAGACCAATTCTTGATACTGGTTTAGCACCTGTTGTGTATGATGTGGCTAATTGGGAAGAACTCTCTCCTGTTGTAAAGTCAAATAAAGCAATCACAGAAAAAGAGGAAAAAGTAAGTACAGAGAAAGAAAAGCCAGCAAAAAAGAACAACTCAAAGAAAAAAGATGTATCTTTGGAGCAGCCTACTACAGGTGACTTGTTTGGCGATTTGTTCGGTAATAATGATTTAGACAGCAAAGACAATGAAGATAACCAAAGAACTCGAAGAGAGAATAGAAAGAGCGATGATGGAGTTTCGCAACGAGAATCTTCTGAGCGCAGGACAGTTGACAACAGACAACTGGACAGAGATATTGAAGAACGCAGGTCTGAGCGACAAGGAGATAGCCGAGTACAGAGCGGAAATGCAGAAGAACGCAGCAGCACTGAACGACCCTCTGGACGCTTATCGAGATTAAACGTTTCTAATAATCATGCTGAGCGTGGTGTAGACTATGCGCCTACATCAGTTGATGCTCGTATTGAAGCCAATATCAAAGCTATTGAGTTGGCAAATGAACTTGTCGAGAGTGGCGAAAAAGCAACTCCCGAACAAATGTCTGTTCTCAGAAAGTTTAGTGGATGGGGAGGTTTAGGCAAAGCCTTTAATCAAGCTTCATACAGTTGGAGTAAAGATTCTATCCCTGCTCGCCTACAGAGTTTGTTAGGCGCAGAGGGTTACGAACAAGCCGTAATGAGTGCTAATAGTGCTTATTACACACCAGCGTACGTTATAGACACATTGTGGGACATTGCTAAGCAGCTGGGCTTTAAGGGTGGCAATATTCTTGAAGGTTCTGCAGGTATCGGTAATATTCTTGGTCTTATGCCAATGGATATAAGCGATAATAGTCATATTCAAGCAGTGGAGATAGACGGAACGTCTGGCAATATTCTTTCCTTACTATATCCAGAAGCAAAGGTTGAAATACAAGGTTTTGAGCAAACGAAAGTGCCTAACGGAAGTGTAGATCTTGCGATAACCAATGTTCCATTTGTTACAGGTCTTCGTGTTAATGACACAACAGGAGATGGTGACCTTTCTAAGAAGTTCCATAACATTCATGACTTCTGTATTGCAAAGAATGTACGTAAACTGCGTGAGGGCGGTATAGGTATCTTTATATCGTCAAATGGTACACTTGATAGTTCACAGAAACTTCGTGATTGGCTGGTGAGTGAAGGTAATGCAGATGTTGTTGGTGCTTTCCGATTGAATAACAAAACATTCGGTGGTACTGGTGTTACATCAGATATTATTGTCATTCGCAAGCGTGTTAATGGTCAAGTCTCGCCAAATGCAATCGATGTAAGCACTGTTACAGGTGAGCGTTCGGTGGAATTTGATACTGGCGAAACAAAACGTGTCAAGAGTGTAGATGTTCCAGTTGTTAAACATCTTTCGATGGACTATAACAAATACTTCATTGAACACCCTGAAATGATGGCAGGTAAGATGGAGTTCGCTTTTGAGCATGGCGACAAATATCGTGCTACTTCAAAGGGTCTTTACCCTACTAATGACAAGGCGCAAGATAAGTTGTTAGCAGACTTTGTTCAGTCTTTTACTAATATGAAAGATGAGGCTGCATCAACAAAACAAGACGTGGAGCCTATTAACGTCTATGAGGAACTTGGTAACGATGTCAAAGAGGGAAGCATGCTTGTAAACAAGGATGGTCAACTCTGCGTAGCTCAATTAGGTCAGGCAGTACCACTTAATCTTAACACGAATAAAGTTAAGGGGCATACAAAAGAAGAATGCTTTAACGCTTATACTGAAATTAAGCAGGCACTCGCTGATGTCTTGAAGTATCAGACAGAAAACGAAACCGATGAAGGCTTAAAACCATTGCTTAATAAGCTGAATAAGGCATACGATTCTTTCGTAGATACATATGGGCATCTCAACAAGAATACTTCTATAGCATTTTTACGCAATGATGTCGATTATCCTAACGTATTCTCTTTAGAGAAATACGAGGAAAAGGCAGATAAAAACGGTAAGCGTGTAGAATCATTCCATAAGACAGACATTTTTAATAAGCGTGTTGTAGAGAAGAGCGTGGAACCACAGCCTAAGAATGTAAAAGATGGTATTGTGGTGAGCGTTTACAAGTTTGGTAAAATAGATATCCCATATATCAGTAATCAGCTTGGGAAAACAGCGGAAGAAGTTAAGCGTGAGATTATTGCAAGCGGATTAGGTTTCAAGAATCCTGTAAGCAAACAGGTTGAGGTGTCATACCAGTATCTTAGTGGCAACGTAAGAGAGAAGTTGAAGCAGGCTGAGGAGAATAATGAGAATGGAGAGTATAACAGTAATATTAAGGCTCTTAAAGAAGTTGTACCTAATAGCATACCTGCACATCTTATAGAGTTTAACTTAGGCTCATCTTGGATTTCGCCAGAACTTTATGAGGAATATGTCAAAGACAAGACAGATGTTGATGTTAAGTTTACAGCAGCAGGTGGAACATGGTTTATGAAAGAGCCGCATTGGACGGACAATGAAAAGAATCGTTCATTTGGCATACATAGCGACTTGTTGGGTAAACATGTTATGGGACATGAACTTATAGAAGCGGCTATCCAGAATAAGACTATAACAGTCTCAACGACACGTAAACTTTATAATGGTACGACAGAAACTATTACAGACAAGGAAGCGACACAAGCGTGCTCAAGCCGTATAGACGAAATAAGACAGGAGTTTAAGGACTGGGCACGCAATAAGATGCAGAGTAACCCTGAGATGTCTGATAAGATGGAGCAGGTTTATAATGACCTTTTCAATAATTACGTACCTATCGATATCCCAAGTGAATACATCCCAGAGCATTTCGGAGGTGCTACTCATAATATTACGTTACGTCCACATCAAGCGAAAGCCGTTGTACGTGGAACAATGCAGCCGTTAATGCTTGCACATGAGGTGGGTACTGGTAAGACCTTTACGCTTATTTCTACAGCAATGGAAATGCGTAGACTTGGCACAGCACGTAAGCCTATGATTGTAGTGCAGAATGCTACAGTAGGTCAGTTTGTTGCAAGTGCGAAAGAGCTATATCCAAATGCGAAGATTCTTACGCTTGAGGATAGTGACCGCAATGCAGAAGGAAGAAAGAATTTCTATGCGAAGATACGTTACAACGATTGGGATATGATTGTCGTTCCTCAATCAACCTTTGAGTTTATTCCTGATAGCGAAGAACGTCAGATGGCGTTTATCCAGGATAAGATAGAAGAGAAGATGATTGTCTTGGAAAAGATGAGAGACGCAGACAAGTCAGGTCGTAATTTAATCACTCGTCAAGCGGAGAAAGAAGTTGAGCAGCTGAAAGAAGAATTAGCAGATTTGACTACTACACTTTCAGAGAAGCGAACGGCAAAGGAAGAGAAAAAACGTGCCGTTACAAAACAGAATACGGAGGTTAAGGCTCGTGAGATGCTTGAGCGTAGAACGGATGAAACAGAGAATTTCGATGACATGGGAATTGACGCTCTGCTTATCGATGAAGCGCACGAGTATAAACATCTTGGTTTTGCTACAGCTATGCAGCGTGGTGTCAAGGGTGTTGACCCCTCATATTCTAAAAAGTCACAGGGTGTTTTCTTAAAAACACAAGCCGTGTTATCAAAGAGTCATGGACGTAACGTCATCTTTGCAACTGGTACTCCTATTAGTAATACAGCAGCAGAGATTTGGACGTTCATGCGTTATCTCATGCCTTCTGAAACTATGAAAGAGTATGGTATCTACTACTTTGACGACTTTGTGCGAAACTTTGGTAATATACAGCAGATGCTTGAGTTTACTACCAGTGGAAAGTTTAGGGAGAATAATCGTTTTGCAGGCTATATTGATTTACCAGAGTTAGTGCGTATTTGGTCAAGTGTATCTGACACGGTTCGAACAAAAGACGCTGGTGGGGTCAGTGATAAAATTCCTAAGATGGAAGGGGACAAGGCTCAAGATCTTTATCTACCTCAAACAACAGCCCTTCGTGGTATTATGAAGTACGTTAAGGCAGAACTTGAGGCATACGACAAGATGAGTGGTAAGGAGAAAAAAGAGAATTCTCATATTCCACTTACCATGTATAGTATAGCTAAGGCTGCAGCTGTGGATGCACGATTAGTTGACGAAACAGCCGAAGACGATTCTAATAGTAAGACCAATGAGGCTGTGCGTCAGACTTTACGCTCCCTTAAAGAAACAGCTTCTTACAATGGTACTGTAGCTTTGTTTGCAGATAATTATCAGAATAAGACGAGTGGCTTTAATCTTTACGAAGATATTAGAAGGAAACTTATAGAGGCGGGCGTTCCAGAGAAACAGATTGTTGTTATGAAGTCGGGAATGACTGTTAAGAAGAAATTGGAAATCTTCGATAAGGTCAATCGTGGAGAGGTTCGTGTAATCTTAGGAAGTACGTTTACACTCGGAACAGGTGTGAATATACAGGAGCGTCTACATACACTTATACATATCGATGCGCCTAATAGGCCTATGGATTATACACAGCGCAATGGACGTATATTGCGACAAGGAAATATTCATAAGGATATGAACAAACCTGTTCGTGTGCTTCGTTTCGGAGTAGAAGACAGTCTTGACGTTACTGCTTACCAAAGACTAAAGACTAAGGGTGCTATTGCCGATAGTATTATGAAAGGTAAACAGCTTATGGCAAACAGTATGGAGAACCGTATTCTTGAAGAGGAAGAAGACTCTTTCGGAGATACTGTTGCACAGCTTTCAGGAAGCGAGTACGCCATGTTAAAGAATCAGGCAGAGAAGAATGTCCGTAAGTATGAAAGTCGCAAACGTCAGTGGGAATCAGACCAAACCTATATTCACAATGCTAAGCCACGTCTTAATGGACTTATCAAAAATGCTCAGCTTCAAAAGGAAGAGAACGAGAAGAACCTTTCACTTGTGAATAATACCTACCCTGATGGCAAATTTGAAGCTATCATTGTTGGTAAACATAAGTATGACAGTGTTGCTGGTATGGAGGACTTCTTCAAAGACCATAACAAGAAGGTTAAAGAAGAAAGCGAAAAGGTTAAGAATGGAACCAATGCTACTTATGGCAGCACCATTAACGTTGATATTGATGGACTTACCTTTGCTATTCATACCGAGGTTTCTAAAGAAATGTCTTCTCAGGGTATTAATCTCTTCGCAAAGTCTACTCGTACAATGACCTATTCGCAAAAGGAACTTGGACTTGAAGATGTACCCGTAAAGGGGGCGTTGATGCGTAACGCAATTGAGGATATTACTGATAATATTATTACTGGTAATGATTTCAAGGAGAGTATAGAGCGAGCAACACAAAATATTGCACACTACCGCTCAGACTTAGAACATATCCTTTCAAGAGAAGGTAAACCTTTCGAATTCGAGAGTGAACTTGAAGAAGCTAAGGCAAAGTATGTAGAGTACACGGAAGCGATGAAGAAAGAAATGGAAGAAAAGGAAAAGAAGTATGCTGAGATGGATAAACACGTTGAAGCGGTCTCTTCACTTTCAGAAGTTTCAGAAGACGAGGAAACTCTTATGCGTTCTGGGCAGGGTTCGTTCTCAGACAACGAACTAAGCTTTATTAATGACCCAGTTGCAAAAATGCTTGGTAAGAGCAATCGTAGCGAGGAAGACAACAAGGCTTTTGCAGAAAGGGAACGCCGGCGCATGATAAGTCGTATAAGTGAACTTGCTGACAAGTTACATCTTAATAATATTGAAACCGTTACAGATAGTAACAGCTTGCAGGGAAAGAAAGCTAAGACAAAAGGATTCTATTCTAAAAGTAGTGGAAAAATCACCATCGTTATCCCTAATCATGCAAGTGTAGAAGACGTAGAGAAGACTCTGTTACATGAGGCTGTAGCGCATCATGGACTAAGGAAATTGTTTGGTGAACACTTCGAAACGTTCCTTGATAACGTTTATCAGAATGTAGAACCAGAAATAAGACGTATTATAACAAGTCAAGCGGCAAATAACAACTGGGATTTCCGTACAGCAACAGAAGAGTATCTTGCAGGACTGGCAGAACGAACAGACTTCGAGAGGGTTCATTATGCAATATGGAATAAGATAAAAAGTTTATTCCTAAAGATGTTGCATAGTATCGGTTTTGAGGGCTGGTCGGTTACAGAATTAAGTGACAACGAACTTCGTTATTTGCTATGGCGTAGCTATGAAAATATGAAAGAGCCAGGCAGATATCGCAGCATATTAGGTGAGGCAGAAGACGTAGCAAAGCAAAATGAGTTAAAGGTTGGAAACTATGATCAGCAGGACACTAATTCTTCTAATGTAGCTGAGCGAGGAATTCTATATAGAGAAGATGATTCAAAAGAGAAAGAACGAGTTAATGCGAGAGAGAAGTACGAGCAGCGTGTTAATAGAACCATGTTCCAGACACAAGAAGCCTTGCAAGATAGCATGCTTGGTCTCAAAGAAGCAATGAATGCTATTACTAAGGCTGAGGGAAATAATGTTAACATTGAAGACATTGACGGATATGAAAACGCCTACTTAGGCGAAAATAGATTGTCATCAGTGAATAAAGCAGAGGCGGATGCTTTTGCGCACCTTTTGTTTAAGCCAATGCTTGCAGAAGTTGCTAAGCTATGTAAGAATGCACAAGAACGTGCTGAACTTGTGGATTACATGATGGCAAAGCACGGCTTGGAACGTAATGCTGTCATGCGTAAGCGTGCGATAGAAGATATCCTTAATAACGAAAAGTTAAGCGATGCTCAAAAGAGCGCACGTGCAGGTCTTGCAGAATATCGTGACTATGCAGGACTTACTGCATTAACAGGTAAAGATAATGTAACAGAGGCAGAAGTAGATGCGGAAACGATGGTATCAGAGTACGAGAATACTCATGATACTACCAATCTGTGGGACAAGGTTAATGCCGTAAACGCTGCAATCTTATCTAAAAGTTACGAGTGTGGAATGATGGATAAGGACACTTATGAGAAAATAAGCGATATGTACAAATACTATATTCCACTTCGTGGCTTTGATGAGACAACAAGCGAGGAAGCATACGCATACCTTTTGCATCAGAGTAGCGTTTTTAATGCACCAATCAAAGTTGCCAAGGGACGTTCTTCTAAAGCTGATGACCCTTTTGCAAACATGCAAAGTATGGCTGAGAGTGCTATAACGCAGGGAAATAGAAACAAACTTGTTAAACAGCGCTTCTTTAACTTTGTACTCAATCATCCAAGCGACCTCGTTAGCATTAGCGACATGTGGTTAAAATATGATGATGTGGCAGACGAATGGAAGCCAGTATTCCCTGACAACTTTGAGGAAAACGACTCCGCAGAGGATATTGAACAGAAGTTGAAAGAGTTTGAAGATAAAATGAAAACGCTTGCTGAGCAGGCTCCAGACAAGTATAAGCATGGAAAAGAAACCGCAAATATTCCTTATAGGGTTGTCGATAGCCGTGACTTGCGTCAGCATCAAGTTCTTGTTAAACGTGGAGGGAGAGACTATATCTTAACTCTTAATGGTAATCCACGAGCTGCTCAAGCTCTCAATGGGCAGACTAATCCAGACAATGATACATCTGGTGCTATTGGTGCAATTCTCAAAGCAGGAGAGATGGTTAATAGACAACTAAGTGCATTCTATACTACAAGAAATCCAGACTTTGTTGTTTCAAATTTTATTCGAGATATGCTTTTCTCTAACTCAATAGTATGGGTAAAGGAGAGTCCGAATTACGCATTACGTTTCCATAGAAACATTGCACGTTGCAACCCTGCACAAATAAAAGTCCTTCTTGCAAAGCATAGAAAAGGAACGCTTGATATGAATAATAAACTGGAACATTTGTTCTATCAGTTTATGATGAATGGTGGCGAAACAGGCTATGCAAATGTGAGAGATATTGAGCAGCATAAGAATGATATTCGTAGAGAGTTGAAGCGTGCTAATGGTAAGCTAAGTATTACAAAGGCTTTTAATTTACTTGGAGAAAAACTTGATGAGTATAATCGTGCTGTTGAGAACTGCGCACGCTTTGCAGCTTACCTTACATCACGTGAGATGGGTAGAACAGTAGAACGTTCTATCTACGATGCAAAAGAAATATCTGTAAATTTTAATAAGAAAGGTAGTGGTGCGAAGTTTATGAACGCAGTTGGACAGACTAAAATTGGTACTGCAAGTGCTTTTGTTTCGGGTATAGGGCGCAGTGGATTTGTCTTCTGGAATGCTGCAATACAAGGTACAACAAACTTTGGTAGACAGTTTAAGAAACATCCTGCTAAGGCTTTTACCGCTTCGGCTATAATGTTCTTACTTGGCGCTGTAATTGCAGGCATAGGAATGGGAGATGGTGATGATGAAGCAGATGCAAATAGTTATTGGAACTTGCCTGAATATGTAAGGCGTAGCAATATCTTGTTTAAGATAGGAGACCAATGGGTATCTATTCCATTACCTGTAGAGTATCGTGCAATATATGGTATGGGGGAACTTATGGTAAGTGCTATGAGTGGAAAGGAACATTTTACAGGATCAGAGTTAGGTAAGGCAATAGCTGGACAGGCAACTCAGGTTCTTCCTATTGACTTCTTAGAAGGTGGAGGCGGTGTTAAGGCATTTGTGCCAAGTGCTGTTAAGCCTTTTGCAGAAGTCTATAGCAATAAGGGTTGGACAGGTATGCCTATCTATAAAGACACTCCTTATAATAAGTACATGCCAGAATGGACAAAAGCATATAAGAGTGCTAACAAATATCTTGTTGGAATAGCTAAAACGCTTAACGAGGCTACAGATGGAGACGCTTACACTAAAGGTTCTGTTGATATCAATCCAGCGCAGATAGAATATCTGCTTAATGGATATTTTGGTGGTGTTTCTGGCACTATAGATAAACTTTCTAAGAGTGCAGAGACTATAGCAGGGGATAGAGAGTACGACCCGCGCAATTTCTTACTTCTCAATCGAATTTTAAAGAATGGAGATGAGCGCACAGAGGCACGTGCAATCAACAATGAGTATATGCGTGTTAAAGAAGAGCATGATGTCTTAAAGGCAAGAATGAAGCATTATGAGAATGATACTGACAAAGGTCTCTTTGATTATGCTGATAAGATAGATTTTCTATATAACTCTCCAGAGTTTGCTCGTTATGAGATTTTTGAAGACTATAGTAAGGATATTGACGCCCTGTATCAAGAGTTGAAAGAAGCTAATGATGGAGCAGAGCATCTCTCAATTGAGAAAGAGCTTACAGAACTAAAAAAAGAGATGATTGAAGAAATGAATAAGACACGTAAATAGTTAAACTTATGATAGTGTAGGCATTGTTTATCTTTGCCTACACTATTAAATTGGATATCAATATGCATACTGTTACAAATAAAAGGGAGAAGCTTATACCGATGAGCCGTATTACTCCAAATAAAAAAAATGAGGAAATGGATACGGTTGCTTTTCGTGCAAACAATTTTGAGAAGCGTAGGGCTTTTGATGTGCTCATGGAGGCTCAACACTATTGGAACGAAATGGAGCAGTTCCGAAAAGATAGACAGAGGAACAAGAGATACACCTACGGAGACCAATGGGACGATAAGATTTGCGTCGATGGCAAAACGATGACAGAGGAAGAGTACATCAAGCAGCAAGGTAACGTTCCGCTAAAGAACAATCTTATCCGAAGACTTGTTCGTAATGTACTTGGTGTATATCGTTCGCAATCGAAAGAGCCTACATGTGTAGCACGAGATAGAGATGAACAGAAACTTGGAGAAACAATGTCTACCATTCTGCAATGTAATATGCAACTCAACAGAATGAGCGAGGTATATGCACGAACAATGGAAGAGTTTTTAATCTCTGGCTTTATTGTACATCGTAAAAGTTATGGATGGCGTAACGGCAAGGAGGATTGTTGGACGGATTATGTGCAGCCCAATAACTTCTTTATCGATAACAATATGCGTGATTTTCGTGGTTGGGACGTTGGTTGCTTGGGAGAGGTTCACGATATTAGCTTTGGACAACTCTGTGAACAGTTTGCAGAGGCTCCTGAAGATTATCGTAAACTGAAGGACATATATAAATGGGCAGATAAAAAGGAATATATAGCGAGCTACGCAGAGAAGTTTGGCTATAGTAGACTTGATAATTTTGATTTCCTCTTCACCAGTGAGCCTGGAAGATGTCGTGTTATAGAAGTTTGGCGCAAGGAGCAGAAGCCGCGCTATCGTTGCCATGACTATCTTAATGGAGATATTTACAAAATAGACGAAGAAGATTATTACAAGGATGTTGTATCAGTAAACGAGCAGCGTATGCAAATGGCTGAGGCTTCAGGAATGCCAGCAGAAGAAGTCCCACTTATCAAAGCAACTTGGTTCATGGATGATTATTGGTACTTCTATTATCTTTCCCCATTTGGACATATCCTTAAAGAGGGAGAAACCCCTTTTGAACACGGAAGCCACCCTTATATATTCAAAGCTTATCCATTCATAGATGGTGAGATTCATTCGTTTGTCAGTGACGTAATAGACCAGCAGAGGTATACTAACCGACTCATTACGCTATATGATTGGATCATGCGAGCGAGTGCTAAGGGTGTCTTGTTGATGCCAGAAGACTGTTTACCTGATGGTGTTAGTATGGAAGATATTGCGGAAAGTTGGGCAGAATTTAATGGCGTTATAGTCTTTAAGCCGTCAAAGACAGGACAAATGCCACATCAAGTAGCGAACAACTCTACTAATATTGGTATTACCGAATTACTCAATTTACAGCTAAAGTTCTTTGAGGATATATCAGGTGTGAATGGAGCTTTGCAGGGTAAGCCTGGTTTCTCTGGACAAAGTGCGTCCATGTATAATCAGCAAGTTCAGAATTCTACAATGTCATTGCTTGATATGTTGGAGTGCTTCTCTTACTTTGTTATAGATGGAGCTTATAAGGATGTGAAGAATATACAGCAATTCTATGATGGGAAACGTGTGTTTAACATCGCAGGTAAGAGCGGTGCACAAATCGAATACGACCCTAAGAAAATTAGAGATGTTGAATTTGACTTGTCTATCACCGAAAGTACAACAACACCAGCATATCGTCAACTTGCTAATGATGTTCTTATGCAACTATGGCAAGCTCAAGCTATCAGTGTAGAACAACTACTTGAACATGGAGACTTCCCATTTGCAGATGATCTACTGCAAAGCCTACAATCTCAAAAAGAACAGATACAGCAAGGACAGTTACCTCAAGGTGTATCACCGCAGATTATGCAAAAAGCGCAACAAGGAGCTAATATGCAAGCTGTAGACCAACTGCATCAAGCGTTACAAGCTGCATAACAAAAGGCGTAGGATAATCCTACGCCTTTTGTCTATCTTTTCTTATTTACATTCTTTTGGATATTCTCTACCGCTAAAGGGTCATTGGTAAGAGTGGCAATGCCGTCAAGGCTTTGTTTTTGTCTTACGTTGTATCTTCCCATTGCACCAAGAGTAATACTGTTGCTTCTTCAATTCAATAACAGAGGCTGGCATTTCTGCTGTCCCATTTCTATATGGTGTTGCATAAAAGCACTCTCTTTCAAGGTCAGCAACAAAAGCCTTATTGGTGATATAGCCTTTGTGTTTTAGTCGACGGAAGTTAAATCTATCCATAACAAGGAGTGCTTTCTTTGTACCTGGCGCAGGCATAACGTAATAACGTTCACCAGTTCTCTCATGTGCCTCATTCGCCTTTCTTACCGCTTCACGATAGCGAAGATAAGCTTTCAATTTTTTAAAAACATTCATCATCTTATTATATATTAAATTAAACTTATATTGTTGCAGCTGATACTGCTTTTTTCTTCTTGGGGACACGCATATTGACACGCACCACAATAGTTGGTATAGGCATTTCAAAGAAACATATATGAAGACCAATAGCACGTGTCATTAACAAATCATCATGCTTACCAGTAATAGCACCAAAGGCTCCATTCTGCTTTTTCTCATAAACCACATATTCGTCTAAGCAGCGTTCGTCACGTTCTGTGTACAAATGTTCACGTACAACCTTAATTAATGTTGATATGATCATTGGCTTAGTTGCAACATTGGTGTGGAAACCATACTTACGAGGCAGACCTTCCCTTATCTCGTCTTCTGTTTGTTTACGTGCATAGAGATTTGGATAGACATCTTTAATCTGATTAAGAATAAAGTGCGATAAATCTCCGTCCACTTGCCTTTCCTTGTCATGTGTCTCAAGTGTGTTACTCTCAATAACAAGTAAGGAGTTATCATAGAATGCTGCTATTTGTGCAGCTTTCCAAGCAAGTATATCCATATCAATGTGTCCGTACCATTGCGCAACAACTTCTGGTCTATCTCCATCTAACATAAACAGACGGTCAATAACTAATATAACAGACCAGTCGGCTTTTTTCGAGCGTCCACCAATATCAACTATTGTAAGATACCTATTTGTAACAATCTCTTTGTCATCAATCTCTGGCAAGTCCCAAATCCATAGTAACCCTTGTGTGTCTTCTGCAAAGCGAAGATTTTTAAGTGCGTCCTTGCCAGAGTCACCATCTGCATAAACATCTCCAATATACTTAGGCGGTTTGCATGATGCTCTGAACTCATCGACTTTATACTTATCGAAGACACGTTCACCCGAATGTACAAAAGCCTCAACATCATCAGATGGATATTCAGATGCCATTGGGGCATGTTCATTATATTTAGCACGCTCTTGTACATACCAGTTAATTGCTTCTAACGTTGCACCCTGCTCCCACAACCACCACAGGTACTTTCCACTTTCAGCACGTGCCGATGATGCACTACTATTATTACGATTCTTCCACAACCATATAGCAAAATCAGCTTTTGCATCATCGTTTTCAAAAGGCAAAGAATACTGCTCAATATCAAACCAAGAAACAAACATTGCTTCAAACTGTGAAGTTCCACGCTTTGCCGCATCATATTCTCGCTGAAAGAAATTACCAGTTCCATTAGCTGTACTCTCATATACAATCATTGTATATGGTTTCAGCAGGATACCAGAGCAAGCTGAGCGCACAATATCCTCAGGCTTCTTACCATCCGTAGTCTTCCATAGTCCTACCTCGGAAAGATGTACAAGGTTGTAATCTCCACCACGGCAAGAGTCAGGACGTTCAGCTGTTCCAATTTTTATTTTACAGTTACGTTGTGGTACACGATGAATAGAACCAGAGTGTCCTACACCTACTAACTTAGATTCATTTTCATTGTAGGTTTCACCCAGTTTATAAAGCATAGTTATAGGATAAGCTTTAATCATACGGTCAAACATATCCTTGATTTCATCAGAACCAGCACCTTGGTGAGCGATGATTAGCGAGTTAAGACCTACCTTGTGAATGAGCTGAAGCCATGCCATATACAACTGAGAAGTTGTAGAACCGCCCCATTGTCGTGCCTTTAGTAGAACTATTCGTATAGGCTTGTTGGCTTTACGCAACTTTTCAAGTCGCTCTACAAACTTCCTTTGAGGCCGTGTGAGTCGAAACAATACATCTTCTCCACCACCTTTGTTTTTAATAAAGACATATAATGCAGCCCAAAAAGCAAAGTCATAGCGGCATCTTAATCGCACAAATTGTTCTATAACCTTAAGACGATCTTCCTCAGAATATTCTACTTCTAATTCTTCTGTTAGGAATTTTATTATACTTCCACAGCTTATTAGCAGTTTTACCAATGGAATGCTAAGCATTTCAACAGGAATATACTGTGTTTTTAATGGGAAACCATCTATACGTACTTCAACACGTTCTCCAATAGACCCTATACCGCTGATAGGGTCAAACTTTTGGTAAACGTCAGCATTACGTTTGTCATCCTCTTTTAATATGTTGATTACTTCTTTCTGCATATTACAATCGGATAGTTAAGAAGAGATGACAATATGCCACATAAATAACAATACAGATGGAGCCATCCATTTGTATATGGAAATACAAAGCCGATAATAAGATAGAATACCATCCATGCTTGATAGTACAATTTCCTACGTACTTCTAATGAAATAGAACCGAAGAGAAAAAACACAATTCCAGATAGTCCCACAGTTGGTAACGCAGAAATAGGTAAGACTTGAGAAAGTGTTTCTATTGGGAATGTTACGCCAACAATATAAGCAATTATTAGCCTTTGTAATCTGATATTGTAGATAAAAACTAAACTGATAAGACACCAAGCGTTAAGGGTAGCATGTATGATACCCGAATGAAAGAAAGGGTAGAGACATCTTCCTACCCACGAACCTCCTGCATAGATGCCAACCTCGTGCAAGTCAGAAAGCTTCAATAAGGATAGAGCTATTACTATCACTGCTAAAAGCAATGACGTAACCTTTTCTTTCTTTCTTCGTATCTTTTCTTTCTCTCTTTGCATATCATAATTCTAATACTGCCAGCACTTAAATAGAATTTAGGAGCAGGCTGTGCTACAACTATCTCACAACATTTATTAATTGACCAATTAGGGTTCTTTTTCTTAAGTTCTACAACACGTTTGTGTATTTCATGAAACATTTCACGTTTTAGTGGGCGCATCTTATAATAAGGGTGTTTACCTTTTATTATAGCCATTACTATTTTGCTTGCCCAAATTTCTGATACCCAAAATCTCCGAGAAGGCATATTGGATATCTGTTCGCAAATGTGTGGAATACTGATATATTCGCATGACGATATATGCTCATTATATAGTCTCATTATGTCGTTCATGCGCTCTTCAGCATACTCCATAGTGGAACCTCGATGTTTCATAACGGTTTAATCTATGTTCCAAAGTTACAAAAAAGAACGTAAAAACTTAAACGATTTATATAATAATTGTATCCTATTTTTGCATTAAAACAACCATCATAAATTTAGATATATAAGATTATGGCTGAAAATCCAACAGTTAAGAGTAATCGTGATAAGTTTAGAGAAAGGATGAGTAAGAAGTATCCTGATCATAACTTTGACGATGAAGAGGCTTTATATGGTCAAATCGGGGACGACTACGATGGATACGAACAGGAAATTAATGGCTATAAGGAGCGTGAAAAGGCTTTCTCAGACCTTTTTACAAGTGACCCTCGCAGTGCTTCTTTCCTCACCAATTGGCGTAAGGGTGGCAACCCTGCCATAGAATTGGTACGTATGTTCGGAGACGATTTTGTAGAAGAACTGAAAGACCCTGATAAGCAGGAAGAACTTGCAAAAGCAAGTCAAGAGTATGCAGAACGTGTCGCCAAAGAGAAAGATTTTGACGAGCAGTATCAAAAGAATATTGCAGAAACGCTTTCCACTATTAAGGCGATTCAAGATGAAAAGGGATGGAGTGATGAGCAGGTCGACGAGATAATGGAATTCCTTGTTAATATCATGAAAGATGGAATTCTTGGTAAGTTCTCACGTGAGAGTATTGAAATGGCTTCAAAGGCTATCAATCACGATGCTAATGTTGAGGAAGCTGCACACGAAGGCGAAGTTCGAGGACGTAATGCAAAGATTGATGAGAAACTTCGCAAAAAGTCCCACAATGATGGTACGGCTAATCTCAGTGGCAAGAACGGAGGTGGCGGCTCTAAACGACAATTGCCAGACCTTGGCGCTATCAGTCGCTACGACGGAGCTAAGTCTATTTGGGAGCGAGGTGGCGAAAAACGTACAGCCTACAAATAAGTATAATTTTTACTATTAATAATTCAAAACAAAAGAAGAATGAAGAAAATTAAGAAAAGTTCGAGTTTTCTCTGTCGCATTATGCTAACATTGTTGGCTATTGTGATGGGAGCGTCAAACGGCGTGCTGATGGCTAACGCCTCCGCACTTCCAGATGCAGGAAAAACAAATGCAGGAGCAGAGGGCACTGATGGTATTGCAACAGAAACACAGGGACGTACAGATGGTGACGAAAACTTCTACATGAGCGACGTAGACCAGCGTATCATTAAGATTCGCCCTATGGCTACGCCAGTAGACCAGATTAGCCGCTTTGCAAAATCAAGTTCTTGTGACTCATTTGTGGTGAAGTATTATTCTGTTGGAACACGTGAAATTAAGTGTACTACTACAAAGAAGGTTGAGGCTATGACCACTGGTGCCAGCACATCACTTCCTGTGAGCGACACCAATATGTTTACACTTGACGATACTATTCGTGTAGTTGGTGTTAAGGGTGTAACAGACCCTAATACTGGTAAGGCATATACAGGTAGTAATATCCCTGACCTTGTGTTGTGTGTATGTGGTAAGGATGCTTCTACAAATGTACCTACAGTGTATGCTGTAAATGGCTCTATGGATAATACCTCTAAGCAGCCAATCTTTGTCCCAGAGATTAAGAATGGTGCTACGCTTGTAAGAATGGGTAAGGCTTGTGGAGAGTTGGATGTTCAGACTGGACGTTTCAATAATATTCCAATGCCAGAAACTCAGTACTGTCAGAACTTCATGATTCAAGTAGAACAGTCAACCTTTGAGAAGATTGCGTCAAAGGAGGTGAACTGGGACTTCTCTGATTTGGAAGAGGATGGTATCTACGACATGCGCCTTGCAATGGAGAACTCTTACCTATTTGGTGTAAAGAATGTTATCAAGCATATCGCTAAGGAGGGTATGAATACTTGGTTCACTGGTGGTATCTGGTGGATGGCAGGAAAGGATATCGAGGTAGGAAAGTGGGATGCAGCAAAGAATTGTGCAGTTATTTCAGATGAAGACCTCGTCGATATCACCAAGGATTTGTTTGTTGGTACTGGTATTGGAAACAAACGTAAGATTCTTCTCTGTGGTTCAGACATGCTTTCTGCATTCTCTAAGATTAAGAGTGACAAGTTCCGTCTAAAGGACACCGTTGAGGTTTGGAACTTGAAGTTTAAGTCATGGGATACAGATTTTGGAGAGGTTCTTACTGTTCATCATGAGTTGTTTGATGTTAATGGTATGAGTGATTGTGGCTTCGCTCTTGATCCAGAATATTTGTCTAAGAAAACACATATCTCTTGGGGTCGTAATATTCTTGACTTAAAGAAAGCAGGTATTCGCAACACCGACGCTGTAGTTATCCAGGAGGTCAGTTGTCTATACTTGCGCTATGCTAAAGCACATGCACGTATGAAGCTTGCACACGCCTAACACCAAATAACAATTAATAACACTAAGGGGTGGGATTCTCGTACATCCCATCCCTTTTTATTTATAAAGACATGACAAAGCATTATATATCAGATTCGCATATTGCGATAAACGTTACTCTTGATGGTGGAGAAAGTGTGCATTTATCTTTTATAGCACTATCAAATGGTGGCAGCGTCTTTTCAACTGATAGTGAAGAATTGCAGAATGCTATCGAACGACACTATCGTTTTGGAGATTTATTCACCCTTGACCATATTGAGGAACCTAAGAATACATCAGAGACCGCTAATGAAGAGTATACCCCTGTTAAAGAGAGTGAGGACGGCAATATCCAGAAGATTACAGTGAACGACTTAGGAGAAGCTAAGAACTACCTTGCAGACACATTGGGCATTAGTCGTACGTCACTCCGCAGCCTTAAGACTATCCTCGAAGTTGCAAAGGCTAATAACATTGAATTCGAGGGTTTGGATAAGTAACAGCTCTATACAATGAAAGTATATCGTCTTGATGAAATAGCAAAAGATGTTCGCATAGCAATAGACCAAAATATGTCCAGTGACACACTGATAGGCTTTGATGATGTGGACACTCTTTCCTTAAACGATATCATAAAATCAAAGGTTACAGACGCTGTAAAAAGAATACATAGCACGGCACCTGTATACCTACTTGATGGAGGTAATAACTTTGGAGACGCGATTTATTGGAAGGAACTTGAAAGTGGTTGGTGTCTGCTTCCTGAGGACTTCATGCGTCTTGTAGTATTCCAAATGGATGACTGGGAGCGTGCTGTATATCATGCTATCAGTGAGGACGATGCAGAATACAAAAAGCAAAGTAGCCGCTTTAAGGGCATACGTGGTACTCCTCAGAAGCCTGTATGTGCAATCGCTATTCGTCCAGAAGGTAAGGCTTTGGAATTTTATTCTTGCAAGAGTGAGAACGCTATGGTAAGTAGGGCTGTCTATCTTCCTTATCCAGTAATAGATGAAGATGATGGTATCGAGATTTGCGAACGCTGCTACCAAGCTGTAGTTTACACCATAGCATCATTAGTATTAACAACTTATGGCAATGCTGATTTAAGCAAGGCGTTGTCAGATTTAGCAAAATCAGCATTAATATGAGTTCTGTAAAGACAACGCAATTAGACGGTGACGTATCAGTAGGTCGTAATACTTCCATAGGTGGCAATGCTACTGTTCAAGGAAATACTCATATAAAAGGCAATTGTAAAGTAGATGGTTGGCTTGAGGCTAAGAATGTCAAGTCAGCCAACAAGGGTCTTTTTACCACAGTTGAAAAACTTCGTGAGGCATACCCACGTCCACATGATGGTTGGTGGGCAATCGTAGGGCGCAGTTTGCCTGCACCTATCTATGTAGCAGATGGAGGCGCATGGGTAGCGACAGGAGAGAATGGCGGAAACCCTACAGTGGATAGTGAACAATATAATAGCAACATATCTGAATTGCAGAGTGACCTTAACGCTACGAAGACAGATGTTAAGGGTATCAAAGATGATGTAAAGGCACTCAAAACACAAGTAACGACACAAGGCGACAGTGTGAATCAAACTCGCACAGCTGTTGAAACAGCACAGCAGACTGCCGAGAACGCAAAGAAAGTGGCATCTGATGTGAATGCTGAATTAACCACTATAAAAGACTCAAAAGGCAAGGCAAATGGTATTGCACCTTTAGATGAAGATGGTAAAGTACCAGCTGCTCATTTGCCGAGTTATGTTGATGATGTCATAGAGTTTGATGGTTGCATGGACAACCTTACTGCACAACAGCAGGGCATAGACATGTTATCAACAGACGAGCATGCAAAGGTAATCTATAATCGCACTGATAATGTTTTTGTATTAGCAGTAAAAACACAAGAGAACGAAGCCACTATCTATTATGGTTCTTGGGTCGACCAAGAAAAGTATGGCGTTTCTTCAAGAAATGGATTTGCACCAATAAGTGGCAAAGTGTATATCGATTCGTCAGACAATACCACATATCGATGGAGCGGAACAAAATTAGTTCCTATTGGTTCAGACCTCTCATTGGGCTACACAGCTGGGACAGCTTTCCCTGGTAACGAGGGTGCAGAACTAAAACAGAACCTTGCCAATTCGCAAAGAGATATTGAAACATTGCAGAACGATGGGAAAGCAGTCGTTGCTCGTAGTGTTGTAAATGTCAACAAGCTATTAGGTATGGAGAACAGAGACATGACATTCTCTGTTGCTTTGGAAAAGATTAGCGAGTACAAGGACAAGGAGAAGATAATGATTCCTGGTATCGTCCTTACATTCAACACACCTAATAATGGTTGGGTTTCCAAGCAGTGGGTCAATACAGAGAGTTGGAACAAAGAGGGTAACTGGAAAGATTTTGGCGCAAATGGTACTAACATCGGTAATACGCTTAATGTTAACACTCTTTGCCCTGATGTTGAATATACATTGAGTACGGCTATTAAGGCAGTCCAAGATTTGGAACAAGCAAGCGGTTTTGCCTATTTCAGAAGTGGTGCAGTACTTACTTTCAAGACAGCTGAGAAAGATAGCAACGGAGCACACGTATGGGCAACATTCCAATTTACTCGTGAAGTACCAGACATCAATCCAGCAGACTTGAAGCCATGGGTTACCTTTGGGGGTGGTGGCACAGCAAAGGTTGAGTTAACAGGCACACCAAGGAACAATGAAGAGAAAGCCTTCTCAAGCGCAGGTGCATACAAGCATATCCCAACCAATCTAAAGGTTAACACAGAAACCGAGGGTGTTGTAAAACTACAGATGACGAACGAAGCAGGAGAAAGTATAGGTGACGAGCAGCAGTTCGTTGTCGGTACTGGCTCATCTGTTGGTGGTACAACCATAGCTATTGCATTCAAAGAGAATCCTTTGTATGGTAAAGCTGGTGGATTATTCAACGTACATGCTTCTATCTTGAGTGTCACAAAGGCAGGAAACCAAGAAACAAGCAATAGTATTACAAACGTTCAGTTTGTAGACCGTACCACAAAGAAAGTCGTTGCTACATTCGACACAAAAAAACCATCATCTTCAACTTTGGAAGATTATAGCTTTGTCTTTGATTTGAGTTCACTCTATGTAAATGCAGGACAAGGCAGCTTGCAGATGGTAGTTGTAGACGATAGTGGGAACACTGCAAGCAAGAACCTTTCTGTAGTAGCCGTAGATGTAACTTGCGTGAGTGTGCAGACCCTACACTACACCAAAGACACAAGCCTTGAGGTGGGAGGGAATGCCAAGAACATCTTGATGTATTCTTTCCCAAAGAATAGTAGCGATAAAGGTATCCGTACGACAATTGAATTATTCAGAGACGGTACATGGCAGCCATTAGAAACTACTGTTATTACAGATACGTATTCACATTCTGTAAGAATAGACCCGACAGGATTAGCGCATGGTGCTTATCCTATCCGCATACAAGGTCAAGATGTTGCGTCTGGTGTGAAAGGTAATATCTTGCATACAGCCGTTATGGTCATTCAGCAGGATAGTAGCCTTGATGACTACGACAAGCCTATTGTTGTAGCACGTTGGAGTGATGATAGCGAGGGAAAGAAGAAACTGTATGCTACAGTCATTTTTGATGTGGCTGTTTACCAGCGTAGCACATCACGTCCAGAAGCTGTTGTTTCACTTACCAATGAGACAACAAACAAGACAGAGACAATCACACGGCAGGTCATGGCTCGTGATACTACACAGGTGATAAACAGACGTCTTATCGGCTACCACGACGGAGACAACCTGCTCTTTGGCGTTAATAGCGGTGATGCTACATTAAAAGAATCGTATAAGGTTACTATTAGCGGTACGTTACTTCCTATCAGTGAAACCGAAGGTGCTGTACTTAAATTTAGTATGGCAGAGCGTAGTAATGCTGATAGTGATAAAACGATAAAGACTGTTACGTCAGATGGGCAGCCTGTAAGTATTAATGTAAATGGTGCAAACTACACAACTAATGGCTTTGTAAAAGATAGCTTTGGCACAAGCGATTATGGTACAGCTGGTGACAAAGGGCGTATGGCATTACGTATTGCAGAAGATGTAACAGCAGAGTGTACTTATCAACCTTTTGCTTCGAACGCTATCGAGACGAACGGTTTGGCATTCTCATTCACCGTCATGACTAAGAATGTTGCAGACCGCAACACACACCTTATTAAATGTATGGGTGAGAAATTGGGCTTTGTTCTGACAGGTGAAGAGCTCATCGTTGCTACTAACGGCTCTCTTACAGATGCCGCAACGACAGCACTTGTGCCATACGTCAATGATAAACCAACACGCTTCGATATCGTGTTTGAGCCATCTACGATTGCACCATACGGAGGCATTGGTGTTATCAAGGTGTTCTTAAATGGCGATGAGGCTGGTGCTGTAGCATATAAAGCAGGTGAGTTAGCAAATCATAACTCAACTATCCATTTCGATGGACACAAGGCAGATGTGTATCTCTACGAGTTAACAGCATGGAATACTTACTACAACTATATTCAAGCATGCTATAACTATCTTGTTGGCTTGACAGATACCACAGCGATGATTGGGGAGTATGAGCAAAACAACGTTATGGCAAGTATTACCGCAGAGGGAACAACTAAAGACCGTCCAACAATGCAGAAGTGTCTTGATGCAGGTCTGATGGTATGTGCTATCTGTAAGAATCCAGATGCAGAAGACATTGCAGCAAACTATCCTGACTATCTTGAAACGAAAGATGGTGACAAGAAGACGAAGCAGATAGTTGACTGGTACTGCTATTTCCCAGACCGCCCTTGGCAGAACTGCAAGATAATCGGTATCACGCAGACCAATCAAGGAACAACCTCTTCATGGCGACCTATCAAGAATAAGAAAGGTAAGATGAAGAAAGCCATTGTCACCTTATTGCATACACGTGAAGAGATTCAGACTATGTTCCCTGGCAATGCTGACGCACTTACCAAGTATGATAAGTGTGTAAAGATGGCTGCCAAGAACCGCATACAAGTTGTAGATGGTGGAAACTTCACTAACATCATCTGTATTAAGGTGGACTACTCTGATAGCTGCGGTGCACACAATGGTGCTATGATGGAGTTGATGAATGAGACCCAAATAGCACTGGGTGAAAAGTACATGACACCAGCGCAGGTGTACAATGAGGGTGAGTATGAGATACACACCAGCATTGATAGCGTCCCATGCGCTTTGTTCCGTACCGATAGCCGAATGAACCACAGCGATGCCGAGAACCCCACCAAGGCATATTTCCATGCTAAGGCTAACTTCAATGCAGACAAGGGTGATGCCGACTTCTTTGGCTTTAAGGGGGTTAACGGATATAGTAAGAAGTGCCTCAACTATGGTGACTTTACAGAACTCGTAGCAGCACAGAATCAAACACTAACAGCTTTCAAGTCGCAAGTATTAGCAGACACCACTCAATTAATTGCGGGAAATATCTATGTTCTTAGTGAGTATTGTGGCAATGAGCATATTGTGATTGAGAATGATGGTAAGGGTGCTATGCGAGAGGTTCAGCCTGTAGAAAAGCCTGTTTCTGTTGACAAAACGCTTGCAGAAGTTCTTGCAGACGATGCTAAGAACTACACTTGGCAGAACGTGTACAAGACCAGTGATGATCACTATGTACAGTATCAAGGTGGTAACTGGATAGACACTACTGGCAGTATGACCTTTAACAAGGCTACTAAGAAGTGGAGTGTTACAGGACAAGTTGTAAATCCAACAGAGTGCTACGAATACTTAAAGTATGATAGCCTATGTTGGGGGCAGGGCGTGAATAGTCTTGATGACATGATGCGTATTGACCCTGCAACAGGAGCACCAATCTGGATGAGTTATTATGAAACTCGATATCCTGATGATGACAATCTTGAAGAGCTTTACAAAGCAGGCAAGAAAGTTCCTTATAACCTTTATAAGTGGCTTGTGTTCTCACAGCAATGCAACCAACATCAGACAGAAGCAAATGGGAACATTACACTTGGTGGTGTATCAGTACCAGGAACAAAGGCAAATCGTCTAAAGAAATGGCAGCAAGAAGTGCATAAGTACGCCAATCCATATTCTTTGTGTTGTTATACGATTGCGTCCGATTACAAGGCAGCAGTAGACCAGCGTAGCAAGAATATGATGATTGCCTTCTATTTGGAACCAGATGGAACGATACGAGCTTACTTTAACCATTGGTACGATGGCGACTGTGTAGACCGTAGCGATAATGATTGCGGTCTTACAATTCCTTGGGATATGGATGCCGTTACTTCACATCTATACCAAGGTTGGGATAGTGTAACATTCGTACAGACGTATGCAGCACCAAATTTATGGATAGACGATAGTGGCACAACAACCATCACACTACATGAAGTGGCAGCTGCTATGCGTAAGACAGAACGTAATAGTAGAAAGGTATTCAGTGCTGATGGCTGCTATTACTATTGGATAACAAAGCGTTTGTCACGTTGGGCAAAGGTTATCAGTTCATTCGATGGTGAACGTAAGTATATTCAGAACTCTACAGCAGCAGCCAACTACTTCTATGCACTTCACGGTCTGCGTTTAGAGGACTTACCTGACTACCAGCGTAAACGCTTTAAGCTACGTGACGGCTATTATCAGGTAGGCGACCTGTATACGGCACCATTCAAAGCACGTATGATGGGAGAAATCTCTATCAAGATAACAGCGGCGCAAGATGGTTTCTTTGGTTTAGGAGAAGACCGTGCAGACACTGTTACCGATAGCTGTTACCTTAGAGCAGGCGAGAGTTACACATTAAGAGCCAATGCAGCACAGGAGAGTGGCAAGATGGTGTATGTGTTTGGTGCTGACAAGTTAGCAGTGCTTGATATATCAGCATGTACTCCAAAGCAAGAGGGCTTCGACATCAGCACTTGCACACTATTGGAAGAATTGATAGTTGGTGGAGAAAGCTATACACCTGCCTACACAACAGGTGTTCTGACTTCTCTTAATCTTCCTGCAATGCCATTCTTAAAGAAGATTGACATACAACACACCAAGGTGCTTAGTGTGCGAGCAGAAAACTGTCCACGTTTAAAGACATTCCTTGCTAAGGGTAGTACGTTAAGAGCATTTACGCCAGCTGAGGCTTGTCCTTTAGAAGTAGCACAGTTCCCTGCAAGCATGACAGACATCGTGTTTGTAGGTTTGACAAAAGTTACTTATCCTAATGGAGGTTTGACATACGAGGGCTTGAGTAATGTTAGCAGCGTACGCATACGTAGATGTCCGAATATAGACCCAGTAAGAATATTGGAAGATACAGTTGCCTCTGGTGCTACTATTAGTACCATTTCGATAAAGGACATTGAGTGTTCAAAGAAAGATACCGTACTATCTGCAATGAAAGAAATGGGTACACGTGGTATTAACTCGGAGCACACTAATATCTGTGATGGTTTAAGTGGTACATGGATACTGACGAAGTATATTGAAGATAGTAAGCTCGCAGCTTTGAAAGAGTATTACCCGAACTTAACAATACATCAGTCGCAATACTCACTGATAGTCTTTGATGATACTATTGATGACCCTGCTAATATTAGCAATCTTGACAATGAGACAGGGCAGATGTTCTCTAATGACTTTGTACCAAGTGCGCACGTAGCTAAGATTAGACAGCAGCTTATACCAGTTAAGGGAAAACTCAACACAGAAAGAAATGTGTGGGAGGGCGTTAAGGTTTCAGAAACGAATTATCATAACCTTGCCAATGGGGTTGAATTTGACTATACCGATAAGGCTGCCGACGGCTTTGACGTGATGATGCGTTGTCCTGCAATGTGGTATAAAGGTATCAATGACTTCAAAAATCAAAAAAAATATATCGCATGGAGTAGCCTGACTACTGAGCCATTATCTACAGCTAAACGTGTCACACGAAAGAAGCTGAAAGATATAATCCTAAAAGCTAATACTGGCGTGATGTCTGAAAAAATCAGATTAAACGAAAGTGTGTTGGATAGTGCTGGTGTTCTTGCAGAGGTTTCAAATGTAGATGTTTACAAAATTGATGTTGCAGGAATGAAGCAAGTTAGATGGCCAGGTATGAATAATGCCACAGTAGGAGCATGTTTCCTAAATGCAACAGGCACTATCATATCGAAATTCAATCTTGCAATAGGCAATACTGCCTTTGACTTCATTGATGGAGACTATGTCTTTATAGATGTGCCACAAGGTGCTAATGAGTTTGTATTCTCGTCAAGCAATGTAAACTCTGAATTGGAGGCTATTGCAGTAGACAGTACAGAGATAGAAGCCATTGAGCCTGATTGGGTACGCAACGAACCATGGCTATTGGGTGTTTATCAAGCATCAGTAGATAGTCTACTTAGACTACGTTCTGTATCTGGAGCAACAGTGCAGAGAGGAAGTAATAACAATCGTACATCTTCTGAATGGCTATACGACGAGGAGGGTTATGCAACCAACACACCTGTACGCAAAATGGAGTTCACATATAAGGATTTCCAAAATCTTGCACACCGCAGAGGTAATGGATTTCAGATGGTAGACTATGATATGTCTAAGCTGATGGCTGTTCTCTGGTTCTCATTGTCAGGTACACGTGACTCACAGTTGGTTTGTGGTTACGGCAATGGCAGTAGTGATGTTACAGGCTATCGTGATGATATTGGCAACTCTGACAGTAGACGTGAAGATAGCAGAGGAACAAAGTGCTTAGGTTTTGAGAGTTTCTTTGGTGTCTATTATGAGTGGGAAGATAATGTTGCCGTGAACATACCGTCTTATCGTCAGTATATGAAAGACAAGACAGTAGAGGTTAACACTTATCCGACAGACGCTATATGGCATATCTACGACCCTATCAGCAAGACAGAACGCCTTGTGCAAGGAACTAAAGATAATGGTTACTGTATAGCACGTGTAAGACATGGACGCTATTGTGACATCATTGCTTCAAGAGTAAGCTCTGATAATAGTAGATGGGCATCTAACTACGCAGATGGGCAATGGTATAATCATGCAAAGAGCCGTGTTGTCGGGCGTTCGGGTAGCAGTGCGAGTGCGGGTGGCGGTCTCGTCTTTGCGGGTGCGGATAACGCATCATCGCGGTCGAGCTCGAGCGTCGGTTCTCGGCTTGCCTTCCGTGGAAAAGTTGAGATAAACGAATAAAGCGTAAAAGCGCAAAGCGTCGGTGGGCGAAAATCCGCCACGCTTTGCTCTTGAATTAAAAGGTTCAAATATAAACTCACTTAAAACACACATCTATGAATACAGACTTTTTTAAGGTATACGGAGTCAAGGAACGTAACGACAGTTTGTTACGTCTATCCGATGACCACTACGTGTTATTCTATGGCTTTGGCAAAGACAAAGACAGCGATGAAAGCGGTTACTGCTGGCGTAAGGACTATGGGCACAAGCCTACAGAAGAAGAGTTAAAGGGCGATATAGCCACACATGTCAACAAGCTAATTGATGAAAAGATACTTGCAGGGTTTACCTATGAGGGTAATATTGTGTATCTATCATCAGAAAATCAGTTTAATTACAAAGCTGCTTTTGACTTGTGTATGCTTACAGATGGAAGTAACCTACCTGTAACATTCAAATTCGGACAGGAGAACGACCCTAAGTATCGTCAGTTTAATACAAAGGATGAGCTGAAAGATTTTTATTTATCTGCCATTTCATTTGTAACTAATACGCTTGCAGAGGGGTGGGCAGAAAAGGATATGATTTATAAAAAGGATATGCAGTCATGGTTTACTTAATCATTTTATCGGTAGTACTTTCAGTTGCAATGGCAATAGTAGCAGCTAAGAAAGCAAAGGAGTTACCAGATAGCGTGAGTAGTTTCAGCTATTATGTAGGTGATGTTCGCTTTTCGTTGTGGGCAACAATGACGGCAGCTATCTTGTTATTCTCTTCTCTTCATGCCTTACCGCCTAAGCATGCTTATATTGCAGGAATGATGAGTGTAGGTTTGTTGATGGTTGCCGCTTCACCTTGTTATAGGACAGAGAACAAAGTGCTACATTATGTAGGCGGTTATCTCTTTGGATTAGCAAGTCAGATTGTTGTAGCTTTGCTTATACCATGGTTACTCATATTGTGGGTGCTGTTCCCACTTGTATTCATTCGTAAGAGCTGGAAAGAGAATGCTACATTTATTGCAGAAGGGATATGTTACATCACTTTAGTAGGCAGCCTCATCCTATCTTTACTATCGTAATTACAAACATAAACCTTTCAATCGTTTTTCCTATATTATTTTTGTAGAAATTTATTGTAAAAATAAGATGAAGAAAGTAATTAAATGGCTTAAAGAAAGTAACAGGTACAAACACCTTATAGGTGGTGTACTTATCGGTGCTGGTGCTAATAGCTTATATTGCGCAGCGTATGCAGGCATAGGCATAGCAACAGCATTAGAATTGAAAGATAAGATGTGGGGCGGAAAAGCAGACATCATCGATTGGGGACTGACCGTCGGTGGTGTGGCAATAGGCTTCGGAGTAAGAACGTTGGTAAATTTAGTTTTATTATGAATTACCTTGAACAATTTAAATACGTAATGTGTAGCGTTGTCAGCGGAATGCTGAGCCTATTCTTTCCCATACGGGACTTTATGTATGCAATGTTGATAGTCTTCACATTGAATTATATCTTTGGAGTGGTAGCAGGTCTGAAACATGGCGAGGAGTGGAATTTGAAAAAGTCAATGGTGTTCTTCTATCATTGTGGTTTATTCTTCGTGATGTCAGCTTCTATCTTCATTACAGGCTATTTTCTTCATGCTGGAGAAGAGACGCTCGGAGTTGTGAAAGCATTATGTGGGGTAGCTATATGGTTTTACTCCACAAACATCGTCCGCAACTGGCGAATGATGCTCATCGAGAATACTACAATGTGGAAGGTGGCAGGTTTCGTTTACTATGTTCTCACTTTGAAAGTGGTCGACAAAGTTCCATTTCTTAGCGAGTATCTTAAAACGTCTCACGTCGATATTAACGACAATAAACCCAAATTCGATTAACGTAATATGAGAAATATTAAATACATTGCGGTTCACTGTACCGCAAGCCATCAGTCTATGACGATTGAGGGCTTAAATCAGGAGTTCAAGCGTAAAGGATGGGTTAATCCTGGTTATCATTATGTGGTATCGCCAGACGGAAAGATTACACAGTTGTTTGACGAGGAGAAGGTAAGCAATGGAGTTAAGGGCTTCAATTCAGTATCTATCAATGTTGCTTATATTGGTGGCATTGATACCAATGGCAAACCCACTGATAACCGCACAGACGCACAGAAAGCAAGTTTGTGCTCGCTGCTAAAGATGCTACATAAGAAGTACCCTACAGCGGTTATTCAAGGTCATCGTGATTTCTCTCCAGACTTGAATAAGGATGGAAAGATAACCCCTAACGAGTATATCAAGGCTTGCCCTTGTTTCGATGCGAAAGAAGAATATTCAAATTTGTAGTCATGAAGAATAGGAATATTTTTACAATAATACTTATGATTAGCGCAATAGTTATTCTTTGCTATGCGCTAATCTATAAGCCTATAAAATCATCTACTCCCACTTACGATGTGGTAAGGGATACGGTTATCTATAACGACACAATACCTTATTATAAACCTATTCCCAAGGATAGTCTTATCGTAAGGTACAGAACGGATATCTTACCTGTTGCAAACAAAGTTTCTAAAGGGTTTGATAACAACGATAGTCTTTTGTCTCAATCTGTAGAACAAGTAGGGAGTGACAGCGCAGCGGTTGTTATTCCTATTACTCAGAAGGTGTACGAAGATAGTACCTATAAAGCGTGGGTAAGTGGATATGAGCCTCAACTTGATAGTATATTTGTTTATCAGAAGACGCAAGTAATCAATAACTATATACGAGAAAAACCCAAACGTTGGGGTATAGGCTTGCAAATTGGTTATGGGTGTAATGGCAAAGACTTGCATCCTTATATAGGAATAGGAGTTAATTATAACATATTCAGATGGTAGAAGTATGAAGACGGTTGTTTTTAAAGTTGGCAAAAACGAAGTTTATCAAGAAGTCGCAAAGACCACTTCATATACAGGTGCAAAGATGGATAATGACGAAAATGCATACGATCGCATCTTTACAACTGATGAGGATAAGACAATGCTCGAACGCTTTTGGAATGAGAGTAAGAATATGATTGCTGGTAGTCTAAAAAAGCTACTAAGTTCTGAGCGTGAAGAGAATAATGAATACATATTAGAACTTGAGGTTTCCAATTCCTTTGATGACAACCTTAAGGAAAGTATGCAGCGTAGTTTGTTCAGCTTCTTTGTTATGAATATAACAAGTAAGTGGTATATATTCACAAATAAGAATGAAGCAGAAGGTTATGCAACATCAGCGGCTACGGATATGGAAGATGTTATGCGTAAAGCCTATTACAAAAAGAAACCAGTACGTCCAACATACGATTAATAACATTAAAAATAAACTATATGGCAGAAAACAAGAAAGACCTAACGGTCACCGAAGAAGTTAGAGAGCTTATATATGATGTTCAAAACAAAGCTTATCTGACAGGACAAGCAAGAGAAGCAGAAGGGAAGAAACCATATCAGGCAGCATCTAATATGCAAGCAAGTGATGATGATGAGAACAGTTATCAGATAAGACGTTCTCTTGCAAATGCTTTCTCTTCCCTCAAGAGTCTTTTAGGGGAATATCTCTACGAAGATAGAAGTACGAGTAACAATCGTATGATTAGCGAAATTGATAATAATGGGCAATTGACTTTAGCTTTTAAGTTACCTTCAAATTACAATAACGCTTCTGCGGATAGCCTTGGCAATGGCATACACTCTTATTTGGTCGATAGGACGCTTGCTGATTGGTTTGCTATTACTAACAAAGAAGACGCAGAGGTGTATGCTGAGCATTCAACAGTTAGCCTTGAGAATGTAAAGCGTGCGCTATATAAGCGGAGTCGACCAACACGCCCAACCTATTAAGTAAAGACGCTTATGAATTGTTGTAAACAGTATGAATCAGAACAGCAAAAAAAAGTTGTAACGCTGACTTTCAAGCGCAAGGAATTGTTATATGATGCCAGTAACTATTCTTTTGTTGAGGCTGATATTATGCCACAAGATACAGAACACGCCAAACATCAAGTGTTTGATATTGTTCAAGACGGCAATATAGATCGTGTTACTCGCATTCTTAACTTAGCTTATGCAGAATGCGTGGGATTACTATACCCATACGCAAAAGAAGAATTACCAGACACAGAAGAAGTGCTTGATGATGTCTTGAAAGAGCCAGATACATACACTATTAAACTTACGCTTCCTTATAACTTTTCAATGACTACTATTAAGATGTTAGAAGAGTACATACATGAGTTTCTTGTGTGTAGTGTCCTGTCAGATTGGTTGAGCATAACATTTCCACAAAGTGCAGAGCGTTGGGAAAGTAAATTAAGAGATACAAAAATAAAGATACGCACATCTCTTATGTCGAGAATGGGTAAGGTAAGGAGGAAGTTAAAACCATGGTAATAAACAAGGGCAGCGCTACATCACGTAGAACTGCCCTTTTGTTAAAAATCAATCTTAACCTATAAACTAAAAACCTAAACTATCTCGACTGGTTGGTTAATCGCGGTGTGAATTGCACCGAGCAACCAGTAATTCCTTCATTATTTGAAAGATTAGCAAGTAGCACTATACGAATGTATTTATAAGGTGTTCCCCTAAACCCACGTAAGTAATGGTCTATAGATGACCATACAGGAACCCAGTTATATAAATCATTAGAGGCATAGAGAATAGACTTCACATGTCCTTTCTTAAACACGCCACGCTGTATGATGGTATCAACAGACTTATGAATGTCATAAGCATCAAGTTTTATTGGGCGTGACACAACAATACTTTTATAAACCTCGTCAGTCTCATCAGAGAAATTAACAAGGCTGCCATCATTAAGTACAGCAAGTGCATCAGGGTAGGAGTTTACATTATCTGCAATATTGGATTGCATCATTCCCCATTGCTTTGACTTTAGTGAGAATATATAAGCATAATTGCAATTATATTCTTTGCTGGTGTTGTAAGCGATGATTCGTTGATGCTCATAGTCATATATCATTCGACAATCACGAACAAAGTCCATGAAAGGTAATATCCTTAGAGTACCTTTCGACAAGTCTGCATGTTCTAAGATTTTATCAATCTTAGGTAACACAGTTATTGGTACAGCGTTCTCTCCATTGAGAACGTCAGAGATACACATTGCTTGTGAACCTTGCAAGAGCATAATACCTCTATCAGTTGTAAATAGAACAGCAGAATCAATTTGCGTGATACTTTTCGATGATAGACACACGTCACGTGTGATAGGCTGTTTGGCAGAGTAGCCCCCAGTAGAGTTTACCTCCAATGCCCATACGCCCTCATCTGTGAAAGCATAGAGAGGGAACTGCCCAAACTGTCCTTCGCTAAGAGCTTTTGCAGCTGTAGCAATTCCCAATATCCTACCTGTACCTATTGTGTTAATCCCAGTAACAGGGAAGAAGAAAGGATTATTTATTTCAGAGGTATATATCTTGTTAGGAACGTCTATAATGTTCTCAAGCTTTGTCGGAGGTTCGGTATGTGTTGTGTTTTGCTTTCTTATAAGTTCGTAATCGATGACACCATACGCACCATTAAGGAAGTCGTGTGGTTTAAGCTTCACTTCGTATGTATCAATACCTGCGTGTATACGCATCATTGTCGCATGAGTATTAGGATAAAAGACGTAACAACCCCATGAAGTTGGAGCAAAGTCACCATTAGTGTACATACTTGACACAAAAGGAGCGAGGTGTGAGCTAACATAGCTATTCACAATATATCTCTCACCACCTTCCTCTATCATAGTCTGTATAGATATGTCACGATAATCTAATGAACCAAAGTCCAAAACAACTTTACCATCTTTTTTCAATTCCCAACTTGCTTCACTATTATTAGCATATGAGAACATAGAACCAGCCATAAACCCCTGAAACAACTCACGACGTATACCAGACAGGTTTATACGTCCATTATATGTCTGTGAGTATTTTGCTGTAATTCGGTCATGTGACAGGTAATCGTCTGTCATTGTTTCTCTTGTAGTCAGTGATTGAAGATACTCTTTGTTAACAACAATATCTTTGCGTTCACTTGTAGAGAGTTCGTTAATACTGATAGATTTAAGGAAATAGAAATTCTGTACATTCTCCAGCATCTCTCTATTCTTGTCATCCGTATGCTCTGGTAGGCTAATCGTTGTTTTTGGGTATGTTGAATCCTTAGAGAAGAAAAGCGTATAAAGCTTACTGTATTTCCACTCGACATAATATTTACCTAAAGGGTTCTCACGTCCTCCAGGCGTACCACTTGTTAGGTCTGTTCCATTAACAGAGATAGGCAATAATGCAGTGTCTTCTGCTCTTTTTCTTACAGGTAGGTTTATGAGACCTGCTCTTTCTATGGTCTTTTCATCTGAAAATCTTGAGATATCCAGTGCGCCAATAAATTTAGTATCAAGATTATCCGTGTCTGCAAATGATTTGCAGTTGCCACTTTGGTCGTAGGTATATATTGGCTTAGATATAAAGACATCAACAGACTTGATAATGTCTTTCCAATCATTCATTCGGAGATGTGAGTTTTCTCCGTCTGGTAGAAGCTGATAATCTATCCCTGCCGAAACAAGCATGATGTCACATTCAGCCTCTGTATATCCTTCTTTGCCACTTACTCTATTCCAGAAGACAACTGGAGCAGTCTTTGTGGATGGATTCATCAGTATTGGCGCAGAATGACACACTAAAGAGCCGTCATATAATCTTAAGGCATAACGAACAAAGAAGGGTAGGGCAAAGCGTCCTTCCTTGATGGTCTGATCAGCAAGAAACTTGTTTACTTTCGCCATAATCTGTGAAGTAATTTTCTTCTGATTATCTTCTGTCCACACTTCATATAATCTACTTTCATCTATCCTTTCAAAGTTCACATTAAAGGTAGAGTGACTCTCATCAGAGAGAGAGTATATGCGAGGTTTGCCTCTTAGTCCGAAAGATAATTGTAAATTAGGCACATGATTTCCAAGCATAACATATTGTCCCTGCTTCCATAGGAAATAGATAATATACTCTTCTGTAAAGAGTAGTAAGGTGTTTCCAATGGCGTTCACATGAGAAAGCGAACGATAAGCACCAAGAGAAACTGCCCTTTCAAAAAGTTTCTCATTAGCATTTAGAACATATAATTCAAATGTTTTGATATCCTGTATAATATAATTAGAAAAGGATATCGTTTTATGAATGTAGATAACTTTTTTATTCTCTCCAAGCTGGAGTAATAATTTAGGAGCCGACACAGGTTTTAACGCACCATCTTCTGGAACGAGGTTCAACAGCATTGCAGAGTCTCCATCTTGACAAGTATTGTCAGGTGGAACGGTCGATAGTCCGTTATACTTTATCTCTTTATTCATGTTTAGACGGCTTTTCAATCTGATAATATAGTTTGTTGTTAGTTTCTTTTACTGATACCGATAACTTGCATTTGCTTTCAGCAGGTAAATTGTAATCATAAAGGATACGCCCAACAGATGGATTGAGTGTTTCGAAACCTATACACTTGTACTTATCATTGTATTGTATATCGCAAAGCTGTGTAGGCTTCTCAATATTTGGATTGACCATAAAAGCAAACAATCCGCTGCCAGACACACGAAAAACAAACACAACGGCTTTATCAGCCGTATCCGAATACTTACGGATATGGCTGAAAAGCTTTTTAGATAGTGTTACAGAATTGTCTGCAGGGTCTACGATTACATATAACCTGAGTGACCAATACCAGTTCTGTATCTTTTTGAGAATATTCATCATCATAGTGCAAATATATTACACTTAAAGGTTATGTGCGGTTTATCTTTTAATACTCTTTGTGGGAGCGGAATGATATCGTTTCAATAAAGATGAAAGACCGTGTCGTCTCTAATCCGTCACGATGCTTGTCTGCATCTTCTTTGCAGGTGAAGATGTACGAACAAATTTCTGTCTTGTCTGTTCCTTTTGTTGCTACTATGTTAGCATAGTACTTGCGCCCAAATAGGAACGCAATCACTTCTTTTAATACTGTTGTTTGCATAATCTTATTTTTATTTATAATTAAACTTTGTGGTATGGTTGCAAGTCTTTTGCTTCTTCCTCCCACATATCGCCTTCGTTTTCCTCGAAGTCAAGGTTAACTGTGCCGTTGCTCAAGTCGGCAAGAGTTGAGTAAAGCCCAACGACTGTCATAGGGAATCCGTCTTCTTTATTGCAGACTTTATCACCGATATTAATCTTACGAATATCCATGATTATTCCCCTATCTCCTCGTGGTACTTTCGCAATGTTTCTTTCACACGCCTTGCAGCTTCTTCTGCGTGTTCTTTTGTTTGAAAATAGTTTCCACAATTATAAAAACGTGTATCACTAGTAGCAAAACATTCTGTAAAACAAGAAGAATCAAAGTCTGAGGTAAATATAAAATAACTTTTTCCAGCAGTTGCTCTCCACCTAATATTCTCCACTCGCTTCTCTTCTGCATTCCATTTTAACCCTTGCTCTTCCATCTTGTTGAAGAGCAGTTGTTTTTCTTCTTCGGTGGCGTGGCGGAAACAACATATCCTCCACATATTGTTACCCACTCCACTACAATTGTAGTGTGAAGAAAAATATGTACTATCAGTATAATCCTTGAAAATAAGTACTACACTGTCATAAGTAGAGTGCAACACGTCACCATCCTTAAACTCCCGCATATCCTCTTTCTCTTCTCTCTCAAAAACAACCACATTGTCCTTGATTACCGCCTTGCAGCCTTCTGGGATATTAAGGCTATCCCCAGCCTTTAATGTTACTTCCATAGTTACTTTGTTTTACTTTTTACGTTTCACCTTATTTCCGTGACTTTTCCGTGACTTTTCCGTGACGATTCGTTAATCTACTAATTCAAAACTATACGCAACCACCCATGGATTACTCTCCCACGTGCCTTTGCCATTGATTTTATCAATTAAGTCTGCGTAGGCTCTTTGAGGAGAAGAGAAAAATTTAAGAATATTGTCATACATCTGTCTCACTTTATGTTTGACAGCGAAAAAGTAAGCATCCTCTCCAATAATTGATAATGATTCAATAAATATTATACCTTCCTTAAGGCAATCTTCTTTTGAAATATCTTGTAAGCGTTCAAACTTTACATCTGTAATTCTGATGTGGTGGGGGAGCAAATCAGCCCTAACGAACATTTTATTCGTCCAGCCTGCGCTTTCTGTCATAAAATTACCGTCTACCATCTCAAAGTCAGCATTAGGGTAAACTTCTTTGTAGCATTGTGCTATTGCCACAATCTCACCAACTTCATAATGTGGTTTCCAGCTTCCTAATATGCCTCCATTTTCATCAACCAAATCCACGCATTGTGTACCTGCATTGTTAGTAAGCACATTGAAACTATACACTTCTTTACCATTGCAAGTTTTAGGCACTTTCAGTAACCGCCTTGTCATGGTCTTCATTCCGTAAAGCACTGCGTGCGTAAGGAGGTACTTGTCTGAAAACATTATCTTTTTCATACGCTTTTCTTGATTAGTTCTGGGTTGTCGTGGATATTTCCGATAACGCGAACACTGAACTCGCGCATCATATAGCCCATATCGGTTGTATCTATTGGTGTAGGGCTAAATTCGGACTGCATCCTAAAAGCACCATCATAGTATATTACCTTTGCTTTTAGTTTCTCTCCAATGATGACTACATCCCCCTCAAATATTTTAACTCCGTTCTTGTCAGTCAATCCTGTGTACTGCCCGATTGTGTCAGGGCTGACAGCATAAAGAATACATGCCTCTTTCCACGACTTAGGTACACAGACGCTGATACAAGGTACATTACTCGGTGCTGTTAGTCCATAGTTGAACAAATGTCCGTAAAGCCATACTCCTATACCGATAGATTTCCCTCTGAATAAAATTTCTCTGTTCATATTACTTACTGAATAAAAAATGATACAAAATAACTGCGGTCGCAACTTCCCATCCGCTAAACGCTATCATGTACAGAATAAACTTGAAGTATTGCAGCTTTGAAAATATATTGCTAATTTTGTTTCTGCACTTAATCACATCTCCGTAGTATTCCTTGAAGGTGTCTTTACATATCTTCGTAACCATTTGATTGACTCTTCGTCTGTCGTTTTCAGAAAGGAGAGGATTAAGACTATCTCGTTTGCATAATCCGTTCTCAAAGCAATAAGAATTTACATCAAAAGTTGCTCTACTGCCTTGATAAGCGTCTCCATCCTTTAACTTAATAGATGTATCAATGGTAATTTTGAATACGCCACGCTCTTGGTAATACTTCTCTGCGAGTTCTTTTACCTCCTTATCGTTGAGCTTAGCCTTTTCAAATAGTTCATTATATTCAGACTCTCTTAGCTGATAAATTCTTTCTGTCATATTACTTTTCTTCTTTTAGTTCCTTAAACAATCCCATATAAATATTGTCAGGACCAAACGCAACACTACAAACAGCATTACAAATTATTTCGCAACTCCTTCTATCAAGTGCGCAACCATCACAATGTTCGTTAGATATTACAAAAATATATTGTTTATCGTTAATTGTTATTCCGTTCATAACTAATTATTTTATAAATTCAAAATTAGCTTGATGGTGAGTAAAGTCACCATTGCCGAATATGGTTGCAGAATAATACTTACCATCTTCAAATATAAATTCCAAATAATTTTCATCTTGGAAATAAACATCTACATTTGGCGGCAACTCATTCTTAATAAAATCGTTTGCGGTTTATGTATTATTTGCATGAGAATCTTCCGTTCCCCAATGATACGAATCATTTTGAATGTCTGATATTGATACCATATCGTTTTAATCTTTAATGTTTATCTTTAATGTTTATCTTTACTCTCCAAATAAGCAAAAACTGCCATACAACCAGGGATAAGAACCTTGCCGACACCTTTAATCTTTTCGTAATGGCATTTCATATCTTACAAAATAACGATATCTCCGCCATCTCTTGTAACGCAAGATATACCGCAATAATCACCGACATCTCCACACTGATGTCGTACTTCAACATCTCCGTACTTTTCGTACATTTCTTGGAGTTTCTCCTGTAATTCTGTTATTGTCATAATTGATAATTGCTTATTAATTCCAATACTTTTTTCTTAAACTCTTCTTCTGTGTCGCAGAAATAATAGTCTGATGCATCATCGTCCGTGTCATAAACTACACCGTCTCGGTAAAACATCACCCAATCTTTATCTTCGTGCGCCATACCTCGCCTTATGTGATACGGTGCAATCAGTCCGTTACGACTATCACATTCAGGGTAGTCTATTGGTAACATACCTATACTTCTAAGCCAAATTCTTAGTTCCGATGTGTTTTTATTTATATACGCTGATTTCATAACCCCAATGCTTGTTTAATTCGTTTCTTATAGTCCTCATTGGCTGCCAGCTTGGCTTGCTCTACACTTTGAAAATTGGACTTAAAGTGTTCTCCAGCAAAATAGATAGCAATATCTGGAGAATTGTACCATTGTAAAATAGAATAGATTCCAAAAGGTGTATTCGAATAACCTTCTTCCGTACATTCACAGAAATCCCCAAACCTGTCTTCGTTATTCCATTTCAACTCTGGCATATTCTCCACCACGCTCTCACGCCCAGCGTTGAAAGCTGATTTGATGTCGTCAAGAGTAAAGCACCTATTATCTTCAATGATAGGACCGCCTTTCCCATTTGCTCTGGCATACTCTTTCAAAGCGTACACCAGAGATAAATCTTTCTGTTTCATATTACACTTCCTCCCATCCTCTTGGAACGAACTCGTCCTTATCTTGTTGCTCCGCAATGGCAATTAGACCGCATCCAATCACAAATTTATCTACCGATATACTTTCATCTTGTATCGCACGTGTTATTAAATCAGCGTGAAAGATGTTATATTTCAGCTTCAATAAGCTGTTCACTTTTTCTATTTCTTCCTGTGTCATATTGATTTGGCTTAGTTAATCTTTATAATTCTCTTCGAAGTGAACACATGTTCCTGTTTCTTCTCGATACTCAACAGGCACCCACCACAGCGGAGCGTCAGGAGGGTCAGGCAAGTATCTCTTGCACTGGTTACGGAGTTTACAAGCTACACCAAAACAATAGGCGTAATCGTTTTTAATTTCGTTGTTCATAAGTTTTTAGTTTCTAAAGGATTTTTCGTTTCCAAAATTTATAATATGTGCCATTTCTCTTAATCTATCTGCAAAGCGCTCATCATAATAACCTGAGATTTCATTAGCTGAGAGGTTTGATGTTGAGATAGTGCAGAACTGCTCTTGATATCGATACATCATGATATCTGTAACAGCAGTGATGATATCTCCGTAGTTCATACTCTCACGTGGCTCTGCTCCAAGGTCATCAATACATAGGACTTCCACATTTCGTAAGAACTTGTATTCCCCCACAGCTTGACTATTTTCCTTTGTTGGGTTATTATATGCCTTTGCAAGTAACACTAACTCTTTTGCGGTGACTATTTTAAAGCCTGCGTAAGGTAGTTCGTGCATTTTGCTTTCAGGTGTATATGTACTATCAGAGTGAACATAAGCATATAAGGCTTTAAGTGCATACACCATGGTTGTCTTTCCATTACCTTTGTTGCCAGATAAGAATAAGCCAAATTTGCTATCGTTTGACACTAGCCAACGTGCGATGTCCCATATATGCTGCTTGTATTCATCAGTAGCATTGAATAACCTCATACGTGCGGTAACCTCGGCTCTACATGAAGCATATAACATGGTATAGACTTGTTTAGCTGTGTAAGGTAACCTAAAACGTTTCGGAATACGTTTTCTTTGCATCAGCTTTGAGTATATTTCCTCTACGTCCAGCTTTACTGTCGGTTCTAACTTTATCATTGCTTACGATTCTTAACCAGTTATTAAAATGTCTTTTTGCATCAGAGAGGTCTTCATGTTTCATTTTCCCATCAGCGATACATTGTAATTTGAATTCATCAAGCTTTGCTCTTAACTCTTCTGCTGTCATGTGATGCAATGCTTGTAGGTTATTAATCCAAACCTCAGCAGACTTTAATTCGTTTATCTCATCATCCAGGGTGAGTGCTTCTGATGCAGGCTCCTTATTAATGATGTTTACTTTGCTTATATGAGTTATTGCTTCTTCGGCATCTTTCTCAAGGCAACTAAACTCATTGACACTGGCACCACGCTTACAAGTTCTATTAATATTCACATACCTTTCCTGAATTCCTTTGGAGGTAAGAATACGATTGTTTTCAAAAAGACTTTTATTGAATAGTCCAACTGTCAGACAGCAATTAATAACCTCTTGTATATACTGTTCATCGTAATTAGACAGCTCTGAGATAACAAATGGCAACTCTTCATCCCACTTTGTGTAATACCCATCGCGGTAGATGATACAGAGTAGGAGAGTGTACACCGTTATAGCTTTACCACCTTGATAGCGTATTAGCTTTCTAATCTTGATGTCTTGAAAGAAATCAATATCGAAAGGGAAATATTCAAGACCTTGTTTTATAGCACGACCCATATTATAAATAATACTTTAAGTAGTTATCGACTTCATTAATAAAGTCGTCAAGAGAGTGACAAACTACGTATTTATATTCTCCTTTATCCGTTACGATTCGTTCCCATTCTTTTTGTGAAGCACTTTGTCTTCCTGAAGCAGTCTTCATTTCAATAAGTAATGCACCATAGAAACGATTAGGAGCAAGGAGTATTAAATCTGCAACTCCAGCGATAACGCCTTCTTCTTTTAGTTTAGTAGCGGTGCGTGCATCACGCTTTCCACCATTTGGTACTGCAAACAGCCTACCTTTTAAGCTTTGATGTTTGAGGTTGAACCACCGCACACAAGAGCGTTGTATGCGGTGTTCCTCATCAGAAGGACGCTTGCGCTTTGTAGCTACTTGCGCAGCTACTAATTCTTCAAGTGTCATAGAACTATCGGTTGTTATGTTCAAAAACATCAATGAACTGTGTCTCTGAAATAGAGATTACATCATAATCAATCAACGTCTTCTCCATGACTTCCTTAACATAGGCACGTGCCTTATCAAGACTTGCAGCCTGAACAAGATAAGTTACAGGGGTACATTTTTCCTTATCAGTCTTTTCATCTAATGTGATGAAAGCAAGTTTTGCCTTAAACCGCTTATCGTCAGTATCGATATCACTGAAGAATATCTCACTATAGGTAGCAAGCTTAATAGCCTTTACTCCAAACTCACCACTTACATAGTGCGACATTTCTTCTGTAATACACTTCTCAGCCTCAGAGAAACTTAAAGCCTCTACCACGTACTGTTCTGTGACTTTTTTGTCCCGACCATCTTCCATGGTCTTATCATATCTGACTTTTGTTTCAAACCAGATGCTTGTTCTATTCCTCATACCTTAGTTTGTTGTCTTAAAATTATTGATTCATTTGTTTCTTAAGTTCCATGCTGAGCTTAAGCCTTGCAGTGGCACAAGCTGGAATAGGAACCTGCTTTCCATGTAGGTAAGATATCCTTTCCTTTGTTTTAACCACCTTAATGGTTGCAAAGCCACGAAGTGAAACACTCTCACCCTTAATGAGTGACTTCTGAATAGACTTGAAAATTGCATCATAAGCTTTTATAGCTTGTGAGCGTGTGAGGTTAGTTGTAGAAGCAACCTCTGAAATGATTTCGTTCTTTGTCATTGTTTTATTATTAATATGGTGTTTTATTAAATTCTATTTCCATTCCTTGATGTGCAGCAATTACGTTCTTACCAGTTGCAGCCTTTATCCCTGTCACAAATTCAGACTCATTGCTATTAGCGTCGGAGAGATGAATAAGAATAATGTTATTCACTTGTGATAGACCGTTAGCTTGCAAAGTCTCTAAACACGTGTTATAACTCATGTGTGATTTAATGGTACGTTCACGACGTACTGGGGAGATATATCCTGCATCTGTGTTATGGTCAAGAATCTCCAAACTATAGTTGCATTCTATCAGTACATTGTTTAGACCAGAGAACTTGTATTTAAGATAATATGTATCTGTTGCAAACAAGGCAACCCCACATTCCTCGTGCCTGATAAGATAACCCAAAGGTTCTTCTGCATCATGTTGAACATCGAAAGGTATTATATCAAATCTGCCTAATCTGAATCGAGAGCCAGACTTACACTTCAATGGTAAGAAGCCTGCATAATCACTTGGGATAGTTCTGTGCATCGTTCCTTCTGACATTCTTACAGGTATTCTTGCTTCGAGATATTGCAAAACATACTTTGCGTGATCTCCGTGTTCATGTGTGATGCAACACCCAACAATAGAAGATAAATTAAAGTTTAATTCTTTCTTTACCTCCTGTAGATTAATACCAGCTTCAAGTATTAGCACCTCCCCAGTCTTTTCAGACTGGAGGAGGTAACAGTTACCTTTGGACGATGAACCTAAGATGTGCAGTTTCATAACTTAGTAAGCAGGAGCTTTATCAGATGGAAGAGAAGATGCGGAAGTTATTTCGCCAGTGTCTTTATCAACTTTTGGCTCTGGCTCTTCGAAAGCAATTGATTCTTTGTTGGCAAGGGTTGCTTTTTCGTGCTCTACAATCTCTACAGCATCAGCTTCCTGCATTTCGTCAGAAACATACATCCCAGAGAGCGTGTTAGGGAAAGCTTCTCTCAAAGCTTGCACCTCTGCAACCTTACGAATCATTGTTGCAGGCATCTGCTTCCATGTTGATTGTTTTTTATCATACTCCTGCAGAGATACTGTTTGTCTATATGGACGACGGTTCTTACGGTAAACATCGCACCAGCCTCCGACAAGTGTTAAACCCTGTGGAAAGAAAGTTCCAACGAGGTTCTGCACTACACCCTCTTGGTTTACAACGATTACACCAGACTCTATTCCTTCAAAGTCAGCACAGCGATCGGCACGTTTCATAAATGCCTCCTTTGATACAATCATCTGTGAAGGAGCATCACCATACTTGACGAGGTAAGCTTCACGTAAGAAAGGGTTAAGTTGATTAACTTGGCAAAGCGTAATGAATTGCGCCATATCGCTATCGGATACTTTCATGCCCTTGCATATAGTATCCATAAGGATACGCTTGTTGATTTTTACATCGTTGCCGTCAATACCCTTGATTGTTGCAACCATTTTGTCAACGATACTTACCTGCTGTGCAGGTGCTACTTGCTGCGTTGCAGCTACGTTCTGAATTTCACTCATAACTTTTTTATTTGATTATTAATCGTTTATCTTGTGTTACCTGTAATAATATCATTTGAGATTGAATGCTCATGTAGTGATTTACGCTCTCTGCACCATCGATAAATACAGGCGCATAAATATTGTAAAACTGACATAAGGTGTTGATTATATCAAGACCTGCATTTACTTGTCCTGCTGTATTAGTTACACCGTACGGAGTTCCGTTTACAATTGGAATGCAAACTTCAAACTCGTTTCCTTCTTGTGTATAATCAAACAGCTGGAATCTGACAGACTTAAACATGGCATTAATGCGCTGTTCGCAGTCTTCTATTCTCTTCTTAATGAAACTAACAGCTGTGTACTCTCGCTTCTCAAGTTCTGCAATCTGCTGTGCTAATTCACGTCCTCTGTTTTCAAGAGCCGCAATTTCACCCATTGCCTTATCGATGGTAGACCGATGACTCATACGTGTTTTAAGATTCGTAAGAGAATCGTATAAAGCATCTCGTTCTTTCTCTATTTGAACGACAGGGTTTTCTCCTACTTCGGCTTTATTCAAAAGTTCTCTCAACTCTTTTACCTTTAAATCAAGGTCTTTCATTTCGTTTGTTGGGACTTCTAATGACGTAGGAGCCTGTACAAGAGGATGAGTGTCAAGCTGCTTATATAGCTCTGCTATATCTTGTTCTATACCCTTAACAGTTTCAGCAAACTTCTCATCAGCTTCAATAGTAGACAACTCTTTTGTTAACAGATCACGTTGTTCAACAAGCGACTTGCCTTCGTTGTTGTTTGTACGGAGTTGTTCAGCCTTGTTCTTCGCAAAGATATTGTGAGCCTCTGTAATCTTATCTTCTGGTAGACGTTGACCGCAACAAGAACAAATGTCTGAACCATTATATTCTGAAGCGTTAATCGTTCTCCACTTCTCACGTAGGCTGTTTAATTTAACTTCTATGTCAGCCACCTGCTGCTTAAGATGTGTACGACGTGTTTCTGCCTGTTTGCGGTCAATAGAAACTTGTGTTAGACGTTCGTGAGCCTCCTTAATCTTTCGTTCTATCTGTCTACGCTCTTCATTTGCAGTGTCAGCCTCGTTTCGCATACGGCTAAGCTCGTCTTGCTCCAGCTTTATACGCTGCATCTCCAAGTCATGAATCTCTTTTGCAGTCTGTTTGTCTTTCTCCAGTTCAGCCTCGTTTCGCTTCTCGATGTTTGTAACCTGTTCCGTGAGTGCTGCAATCTCTTTCTCTGCCTCGTCAATAGCTTGTTGCAAAGCATCCCAATCCTCAACTTCTGGCATCATCTTTTGTGTCTGGTCAATGCGAGGTTGTATTTCTGACAACTCAGTCTTCAAGCGTTTTTTTGTAGACGATATCTCTTTACGGAAGTCTGACAAGCTCTTTCCTTTGAGTTCATCGAGTAGCTTCTTAAACTCCTCGTTGTCAGTAGCTATTTCCTCGTCTGACTTTACACCAGCTATCTGCAACAACTGTTCACGCTGAAGCTGCCACTTCATCTTCTCTGTGAAATAACGAGGATTAGTAATCATCTTGAATACCGTTTCGTCGATGATATTTTCAGATACACGTGTTTTAAACTCGCTTACCTTAATAGGCACACCATTCCAGATGCATTCAGTGACATTACCTGAGAACACCTCTTCTACTTGCCCACGTGGCTTAACCCACTGTTCTTTGTATTCACGCTTGAGTGTTAATTCCTCTCCATCAACAATCAAAATAGCCTCCACAGAGCACTCGCAACGATGAAGAACGTTGTGCTGCTCGTCATAAGAGCGGAGTTCAAAATCCTTTCTGTCTTGAGAGTCTTTGCCAAAGAGCAACCAACAGAAAGCATCGAAGTGTCGAGATTTCCCAAGTCCATTATCTCCACAAATACTTGTAGGAGTGTCAAGGTTGAACTTTGTGGTTCTCTCTTTTTCTCCCCTCCAGTTTCGGAGGGTGATTTCTTTAATTTTAATTTGTCTCATAGTTTATTGTTAGAATGATTTTATTTATTGTTATAAATCTCTTCTCTCCAGTTTGGGTTATTCTTGGTATACTGAAGAATAAAATCCATTCTTTTTTTAGCCTGGATAGCCCAGAGTCTTCTTTTATTTTTTCAATTTGTTTCATATATTTATTTCTTGAAGAATTCGGAAAACTTCTTTCCTCCGTATTCTTTTCCTGTAAGAGTAATCATTTCCTGCACGGTATACTTCTCTTTATGTGGTTTTGGAAGTCTATTCTCGATGTAGTCTCTTGTACCAGCTGCACATGCTCCTGTGATAGTCCTATATGCAGCAATAGCCTCTTCATAGGTTAGTGTGTCATCTAAAGACATATTCTTGTACACCGAGGTGTCTCGGTCGTTAATCTTGAAGATAAGGTCTGCACGTGCTTCTTGGAGTGTACGACCGTGTGCCCAGTGATTCTCTCCATCTGTTACAAGATAGAGCTGTTCTCTACTATTGAGTTTGTGAACACGATATACATTCCCATGGTGTGAGTCAATAGTTGTAAACATATCATCAACTTTGATATATGCTCTATCATTCCATTCCCAGAAGATAGGCATATTTGAAACTCTACTTATAGCAGCTATTGCTTTGGAAGAAAGTTTCTTGTTAACTTTGACCTCTCCTGTAATTCCTGTGCAGTTTTCAAGGTAAAGAGAGCCACCCACCGTTAGGTTATCGGGTAGTGCTGTAATGCCTGTGCCACGTAGGTCAAGAGAGCCACCT